CAAGACATTCAGAAACTTCTCAGCCTAGTTAATGAAGAAGAAATACAAGAGTTAGAGTCTCGTGGTTTAATTGCTACCAGCACTGTAGACAATACCACTGTCATAAAGAAAACAGAAAAACTAGAAGAACTTCTTAAAGAAGATAAATCTATGTTTGATGAATTTTATGACCTATTTCCAGTTTATGTTATAAGACCTGATGGAACTAAAGGTTTTTTGAGGGCTAATGTGAACAAATGTAGGAAAGAATATAATCGAATAATTGGCAAAAGTAAAGCTATGCACCAGCATATTATGAAATGTTTATCATATGAGATAGATAATAAAATGATTACTGGTAAAATTGGTTATATGAAAACTATGTGGAAATGGCTCACTCAACATGAGTGGGAAACTTACGAGGAACAAATGAAAGTAGAAGAACCTGTAATTAATAATAGTTATGGAACAGAACTCTACTAATACACTTACTTTCCGTCATATATCTACTGCAGCAAAAGAGGCAGTAGAATATATAAAACAGAGAAAGAATCATGAGATTCAATCTCTGAAGACTAGATGGAATAAGTTCAATAAACACTGTATGGGTGGTATTGAGCCTAATACGATATATACTATAGTAGGTATATCAGGAAGTGGTAAATCATCATTTGTTAATACGCTTGAAAATGATTTAATAGATCTAAATCCAGAACAGGATGTAGTTATCCTTAACTTCTCTTTTGAGATGTTAAGTTCAAGGCAGGTAGGTAGAAAATTAAGTAGTAAGTTAAGGCAAACTACTGCACAGCTATACAGTTCTAATGAAGATTTACCAGATGAAACATTAGAACAAGTTGAGACAGCATCTCAACAAATAAAATCATACCAGATATATTATGTTGATACACCTGGGACGGTTAATGAGATAGCTTCTACTATTGATTACTTCTATGAAAATTATGCTAAGGGTAAAAAATTCGTTATTATCCTTGATCATACATTGCTTGTAGAAGGTCAAGAATCTGCATTGAAAGTGATTTCCGATTTACAGAAACTGTTTATTAAGGTTAAAAAATACCCTAATACTACTATAATTCAGTTATCACAGATGAATCGAAACATTGAAGCTCCTGATAGGATTAACAATCCATCTATGCATTATCCAATGCGTAGTGATATTTCTTCTGCGGATACTATTTTTCATGCATCCGATTATGTTATCTGTATTCACAGACCGGAATTACTCAATATACAACAGTATGGACCGAATCGTTTACTAGTTAAGAATAAAGTCTATCTTCATATCCTAAAAAATAGGGATGCTGGAGAATGTGCGATACTTGAGTTTGAAAACGATCTAAAATACAATAATTTGATTGAGACTATAAAGGAAGAAGAACCTATGAAGAAGATTTCGTTTAGTAATAACAATTAAAAGGCTGAAAACTATGATTACAACATATACATTTACATTACCGAAGAAAAATAACAGTGCTAATACTTATAAAGAAAGTCTTGCAGACAAAATGTTGAATGCTTATCCGTGGCTGGGTGGCAAAAAAGAGAAAAAGACAACATTTGATCTCTATATGATTGATTCAATTCCGAACAATACATATTATACTGCAAATGATTTCCTAAGTAACAAATACGATTTGGAAGATGAGTTCTTTAAAGCTTTGGCGGGACTTAGTTCTTTTGCTAAAGATTATGACTTTGAGGATGAGTTCGGTACTCCGATTCGTATCTTCGATAATTTTGTTCAGATTGGATATGAAATAATTCCTATTATTCCAGGTTCACTGAATCATCTAAAACCGAAAACAAAGAAAACTATTATTGATATTACGATTAAGATTAAAAATAATGGTTGGTTCTAAATAAGATATTAATTCCGTACTATCAGAGATTATCAGAGTTTGGCAAAATACACGGAATACAAAAATAAACAAGCTTTATGATTGTATTACCAAAGGAAAAAACAAAAATAGAAGTATGTAATCCAAAATTCTCGATTTTTTATGGAAAGCCTAAGGCTGGTAAATCTAGTCTTATGGCTTCCTTAGAAAATAATCTTATTATAGATTTAGAGAATGGTTATCAGGCTTTATCTGCTCTAGTTGTTCAAGCAAGATCTGTAAAGGATTTTGGAGATATTGTATCTGCAATTAGAGAAGAAATTAAGAATACGGGCAAGAAGCCGTATAAGTATATCACTATAGATAATGCAACTCGACTAGAGGAATTGTGCATGGGTTATGCTATACAACTATATAAAAGCACAAACCAAGGAAAAAATTATCAGGGAACAGACATTCGTACATTACCAAATGGAAGTGGGTATATGTGGCTTAGAATGGCTGTGAAAAAGGTAATCGACTTGTTCAGAGATCTAAGTGATCATCTTATATTAATTGCTCATACTCGAGATAAACAGATAAATGTAGAAGGTCAAGAGATGTCAGAGATGACATTAGACTTAACTGGTAGACTTGGAGATATACTTTGTGGTGAAGCTGATGCAATTGGTTATGTATACAGAAAAAGAAATGAGACTATTATTTCTTTTGAAGGAGGTAACAATATTGTAAGAGAAGCTAGAGCACCACATTTAAGAGGTAAGAATATAGTTGTTGCAGAAAGTGATGAAAACAACAACATTGAGTTTCATATGGATAGAATATTTTTACCTGAAGAATAACACAAAACAAAGAAATTATGATTTACAGTACAGAATTAGCAAGCAAAGTAACAATAGCAGATAACAGTAGTAAATATCTAGAAGCAGGTATTCACGATAATGTTAAATTTACAGGCGTAAGAGCTGCATCATCACCTACTGGTAAAAACTTTATGGAATTTCGATTCGAAAAAGACGGTAAGGAGTTGCTGCATACTGAATGGGAACCTAGCAAAAAAGAAGGTGATACTGAAGAACAGAATCAGACTAAGGTAACCAATCAGGTCACTCGTATAATGCGAATTATGAATTGTTTCTATCCAAAAGGAGTTTTGAATTTTAATGGTAACTCTTATAAAGAGTTTACTGATTGGGTAGTAACAATGCTAAATGCTGCTAATAAAGATATCTTGTTGAAAATTAAGGTAGTATATAACAATAAAGGTTATACTACTTTACCTACATATGTTAAATTTGCATTTATTGAACCTATGGTACTTCCAGAAGGGTTCTATGATAAAGAAATAAATCCAGAAAATAAGAGTTTAATTAGTGAATTGTCTATTGATCAATTCACTAAGCCTATCGTAGCTGATAAAGAAACAAAAGTAGATGATTTATCTACAACTTCTTCAGAAGATAACGATTTGCCGTTTTAATAAACTCTAAAAAAACAGTTGCTACCTAGAGCATAAGCTAGGAATACGTAGGTTAGTGTACTATAGTACACAGCCTACGTTTTATACCGAAGTATAACAAATTAATTTAATCGAAAGAAAAATAAATAAAGTATATAATAACTGTAGGCTAGCAAGGTTATTATTGAAATATTTATTAGAGTAGAGTATATTAATTGGGTTACGTATAAGGTTGATCGCTTATATGATGTGGTTCGATTCCCATTACTTTGACAATAAATAATATATCATATGGTTTACGATACAACAAAAGTAAAAGACACATTTAATATAACTCTAGATTGGATTCTTTCTAGAGTAACAGAATATGATATATATGCAGCGTATATAGGTAATTTTAAAGTAGGAATGATCTATAATTCTCCATTGAGAAAAGACAAAACTCCTTCATTTGGATGCTTTTATAGTAGAAAAACAAAGCAGTTATTGTTTAAGGATCATGGAACAGGTCAATGTGGAAATGTAATAAAGTTTATAGAACTTTATACAGGTATAACTAATTATTCAGATATACTTAAAGATATTGTTGAAAAACTTAAAATTACTAATGATACGCAACTCGTTAGCTCTAAGCAATATATACCGTCAACTGAAACAGTAATTGGTGTTGTACGTCAAGAATTCACTGAAACTGACATCAATTACTGGAAGCAGTTTAATATATCGGTAGAAACTCTAAGAAAATTTGGAGTAAGTAGTATAAAGTACTACCTATGTAATGGCATAGTAAAAAGCATTTATAAAGAGGATAATCCTATGTATGCTTATAAGGTATATAATCATTTTAAGATTTATAAACCTTTAGCAGATAAATATACAAAATGGCGTAATAATCTTACTGAATTAGATATTCAAGGGTTTAAGCAACTTCCAAAGACAGGTGATATCTTGATTATTACCAAAAGTATGAAAGATGTTATGTGTTTATATGAAATGGGTATTCCAGCCATTTCGCCTTCATCCGAATCTACATTTATACCTGATAAGATTCTAGAACAATTAAAGAAGCGTTTTAAACGCATTATTATATTGTTTGATAGAGATGAAGCAGGAGTAAAATATCTCCGTAAAATGAGCCTCAAAACAGGCTTAGAAGGTATGTTAGTCCATAAGAAATTTAAAGCAAAAGATATATCTGATGCTATTAAGTTAAATGAATTTGAAAAAGTAAAAAAATGGCTATATGAAGAAATAGAAAAAACAAGGTAGAGTTCGAAATGCAACTCCTAACGAATATGACGGAATTAAATTTCGAAGTAAACTTGAAACATATACATATAAAAAGCTGAAAGAAGCAAAAATCTAGGCAGATTATGAAATGCATAGATATGAGCTACTTCCAGCTTTTACTTTTAACAAAAAGAAATACAGATCAATGACCTATTTACCAGATTTTGTTGGTAAAGGTTTTGTGATTGAATGTAAAGGCTTTCCAAATGAGGCATGGCCTTTACGTGAAAAGTTATTTAATTACTATTTGTATACACATGAACCTAAAACTAGGTTTTATGTAGTACACACATAGAAACAAGTTGATGAATTAATCGACAAGTTAAAAACATAAAAACAAATATCATGGCAGAATTTATTAAAGTTGGAGATGAAATTAACGTAATACCTAAACTTGACGGTTTAGAGTATGATCTTAAGAATGGTAAAATTTATGACCTTTACTTTGATTGTAGATCTGGAAGATCTTATTTAAAGGAAAATGGTAATTTTAACATGCCTAAGAAGTTATACAAGCTTAAAGAGGATAATGAATTCATTGAGCGTGTACTCAAATATTTCAACTCCGAAAATTCTGGTAAAACAGTTGGTGTATTACTTTCAGGTACTAAAGGTACAGGTAAAACGATGCTCTCCAAACGTATTGCTATAGAAAGTAATTTGCCTATTATTATAGTATCTACTAGTTATCCTAGCAGTAGACTAAATTCTTTCTTTAAACAGTTTACTACTCCTGTAGTAATATTGTTTGATGAGATAGAAAAAAACGATTACAACTGGGATAGTACAGATATGTTAGGATTTTTAGATGGTGTCGAAGATAATACTAAGAAATTAGTACTAATGACCTGTAATGAAACAGGAAAGATAGATGACAACTTCTTCGATCGTTGTTCACGTATTCGTTACTTCAAGAAATATGAAGCAAATTCTAATTCAGTGTTTGTACGTTGTATGGCAGAAGACAAGGGAGTAAAGAAAATAGATGAAGTAGTAGATTTTATAATAGAACATATGGAAATTAAATCATTTGATAATATTTCTGCGTTCTTAGATGAGGTTAATTTATTTGAAGATACTCCGTTAGATGAACTAGCTAAAGATATGAACATTAGTCTAACATAATGATAATGTTTTATTTAATAATTATATATAGGCTTACCAAATCATTGAATTATGAGAATATGTGGAATAAGCGATATTCATGGAAATCTAATTAAAGATATTCCTAAATGTGATGTATTATGCATCTGTGGTGATATAGTTCCCTTAGATATTCAAAGACAAATGGATGATTCTATTAAGTGGTTTCAGAACGAATTTGCAAATTGGGTTAAAGACTTACCTTGTAAAAAGGTAATTGCAGTACCTGGTAATCATGACTTTTATTTAGAGAATAAATTAAAAGAATGGAAAGGATTCGTTGAAGACTATGAAATATATACTGATGGAAAAGTAAGATTTCTAGCAGATGAACTATTTAATTATGAAGGAGTATCTTTTTATGGAACACCTTGGATAAATCCAATACTATTTGGTAAATGGGCATTTGAATATTCTACCAATGAGATAGAAGATAATCCATTTGAAAAGATACCTAAGTGTGATATATTACTTACGCATGATAATCCTAACCATAATCACTCATTAGGACATTACTGCTTTGGTAAGTACAAACATCATTTATTTGGGCACTGGCATGACGGAACATCATACAAGCATCTAGGGCAACATAATTGTTCAATATTGGATGATTATTATAATCTTAAAAAAGACCTGAATATAGTAACTGTAGATATTATGAAAAAAGAAGATAATGCTATAAAGATTGAATTTATAGAGTATCTAAAACTTATAATAAGAGATTATTTCAGATTAAACGGAGATAAACCTCTTACTTTAGAGGAACTTAATACTTTTTTTGATATGCAAAAAGAGTTTATAGAAAGTTCTGAAGAAGATGAAAACGAATGGGATAGAAATATCAATACTGAATTCTTATATAAAGAATATAATGAAGAAGTATCAGATGATGAAAATCCTAGTGATGAAGAATTAAAAGAAGCTGCATGAAAATAGAAATTCCGTATTATGAAGATAACACGCGAATATCAAATTCTGCAATAGGGTGGTTCTTAAAGAAAGGACCACGCTATCTCAAGGATATGCTTGACGGCAAGGAAGAAGGTATAAGTGCAAAGTATCTTGATAAAGGTACAATGATACACATGTATCTTCTTCAGCCAGATGAATTCTGGCATAATTATATTGTTATTGATTATGAAAAACCTAAAACTGCACAACAGTTAACATTTTGTGAACGTTATCATTCATCTGAAGAAATAGTAGAAGATGATAAATTACTAGATGCATATAAGTTTGCATATTCCGGTAACAATATGTCTAAGGATGCTATGTTAAAGAAAGCAAAAGAGTTACAGCTCAAATTTGCTGAATATATAGAAGCTTTAGAAAAAACAGATTTGTATACAATAATATCATTTGCTGATTTAAATATGCTTAAAAATATCAAAGATAATATTGATAAGCATAAGAAGGCAGACGAACTATTAACAAATCAACCAGGTATGGAATGTCACAATGAATTCCATATAAACTGGGAAGCAGAAGTACAAGGAGTACCTTGTAAGTCACTATTAGACAGAGTTAAGATTGATCATGCTAATAGAAAGATCATTCTTATTGACTTAAAAACAACAGCAGATGTCTATAATTTTAAACATTCTGTAGAAGAATATGACTATTATAGACAAATTGCTTTCTATATTCTTGCTCTTACATGGTATATGAAAGATCAAGGTTATAATATAGAAGATTATGATTTAGAAGCGTACATTATAGCTATCCAAAGTAATGGTAACAATGAAGTACGTGTATTCAATATGTTAAATGAAAAAGAGTTATTGGACCGTAAAGACCTAATAGCAAATACTTTAACAGAAATTTCATATCACTATCAGACAGGAAATTGGGACCATACTCGTAAATATTACGAAGAAGATGGAACTGAAGAATTATAAAACTTTAAAACAATTAAAAGGCTCTGATGAGAGCGCAATTGAAGCTATGTATAACAGTGTTATTATTGAAAATGTTGAAGAAGAAGCACAGTATTCAACGCTTGAAGTAGACGGAGAATTTTGTATTGAAGATGGAATTAACGCCTGAATTAGTACTACTATCTCCTAGAGTATTAAGTAAAAGAAAACCCTTGGAACATAAATCATTTAATGGACTATATACAAGCCTTTATGATGATTATTCTAAGGGTTTTGTTTATTTAGACTATATATTCAACGATATTGAAGAAGAAAAAGATATTGAAGGTTGGTTAACTTGTGAAAAGACATATTTTAACAAAAGATTATTCAATATTAATTCTGTTAAACATACTATATTTACTTTAAAGTCTGAAGATAGTAGAGAACTTGAGGATTATAAGCAAACTGGAAATTTGGGATTTGGTATTACTGATTGGTATCCTATATTCCAATTCTGGGGAGATAGAAACAAAGAAATTAAAGAAGTTGTCTATAATACGATAACAGATTTAGATAAAAGGTTTGAATGAAAAAGGGCTGTTTCACAACAGCCCTTATCTATTTATTCTCTTAGTATCTATTTTTTATAGTAATTTATTTTACTCTATATATCTTTCAATTCCCATATATTTCTAAATGGAGTGAGTTTTAATAAATCTCTTTCCCACTTAGTCCAACCTTTGTAGGCTCCTCTTTTTATCACTTCATCATAATATGGTTCATCCTTTGCCCATGCTAATATTCTATCATATATAACGCTTACCGGATTAGAAAATAATTCAAATATATTTCCCACATAATCTGTTATAGCTGAAGGAGATTTAATAATAGACGCCATATCTAAGAGATTATAAGGAGCCATTGTTTCGAACTGTGATCTCATTACCACATACGCTAATAGTTGTTTTACGATGTTTTTCTTGTCGTCGTCCGCTAATTGCTCTAATAGCGGCCTTAGTATCATATTTAAACCACCATACAGTATTCCTTCAAAAACAAGTCTTGCTAAATTTTCTCTTACTAACGGATCTTCCTAATTTAACTTTTTATAAGTTTTAATCAGATTTTCATTATTTTCAATAGCATTGTCAAATAATCTTACTACCGTTTTGAATACTCCTTCTCTATACCTTTGAGCCTGATAGTCCCATTGCCTAGACATTAACCATCTTTCCTGTAAAACTACTGGTAAATATTGTCTATGCATCATTACAAACTAACCAGCCCAATTAGACAAAATTACAGGTTTTTGTAAAGAGGTGAGCTAACCGTCTGCAGATTGAGCTAATGTTTTAGCTATATATGATATTTTATCAATAGCCTCATCTACAGCTTTTTGATTTGATTTATCTTTAGCAACCATTCTACCACCAACAAACTCTACTGCATCGTAGAATGAAGTTTTATTTCCAAGGTTCCAATCCATATAATCTCCTGGAGCATAAGTAGGAAGTTTATGTTTACGTTTATATTCTTCTCTACTCATAAAAATTTTTTTGCCGTCTTCTTCTACTAACTTAAAGTTATGCATTACAGAAGCTAGTATCTATCCTTTTACTACATGATCCATTAGAGAATATGGACCAAAAGCCCAATGTTTGGTAACAGTGTTAACTAACGATAATCTATTAGTAGCATTTGGGTTTAGTTCGGCTCCTACTTCGAACAACTCCATAGCTCGTGTAATGAATGTTTTTTTCCTAGAAACTCCCAGAACGTTCGATATAGCAAAAAATGAATCTATTGTTATATCAAATAAGGCATGTCCTGCATCTATAGGATTATAATATCTTTGAATAAGAGCATTAACAATGTGTTGATGCAATGCTGTATAAGCTCCTGTCAAGGCGCATGCTAAGTTTAAACCTAAGTTTCTAAGAGTACCTAACGTTTTTAGTATAGATAACATTTTTGATATGTTTATCTCTCTAGGTTTACTTATATCATAAGTAAGACCAAAAACATTTCCTTTATAAGGTATTAAACCAAACATTTTACCACTGGGATTATCTCCATATCTTACACTAACGTCTTGAGTTTTAATATCATATAAGTTCATGTCTATAAAATGTTTAACAAACTTATATACATTAGTGTCGCCTACTTTTTCTTCTCCCGATCTCTTGGTATATTTTATGCCCTGAACATATCTTTTCAATATCTCTATTCTAGGTTGAATTTGAGTTTTATTTTTCCAGCTTTCGCAAGATTTATAGAACTATATTACAGCACCTACTAAGTCGGCAGTTAAATATTCTGGATTATCTAATCGTTTTAAATAGTATTGTGGTATTACATTTAATCTCTCTCCATTTGGTTTAGTAAGAGCCCTATTGAAACCTACATCGTCATTACGGCATGAAATCAAATCTTTCCAATAATCTATGAATCCTTTAAACGCTCCTGCTATATAATTTCTTTTCCAACCAGCATGTATATACTTAAGTAAACCGCCGGATTTCTATGGAATTCTATACGGATAAGTTTTATGCAAATTAGTTAACTTGTCGTTAGATTCTTTTATAATGTCTAATAAAGCCTGTCTTAAGTTTTTAAGAGCCGTATTATCCATTATTTCTTTATAATTTTTACTATTATCATAAGACTCAACAACTTTGCCATTCTCCACTACTTGTGATTTAGGTATCCAATATTCATTTGCCAAATCAGAATACTTCTCCTGTGCCTCGTAATATGATTTATTATAAAATTTAGATTCTTTAGACACTTCTAACCAGTTGCTATTAGGAGCGTACTCTATCAAACTTTTATCCTTAGGAACTACTTTAGTATACCAAGCTTTAGGATTTTTAATGTCATATGCGTTTGCTCTTAACCACATTTCAGCGGATTCTGGATCTTCTAAAACCACATTATAATAATACTTTTTAAGATCCCTATACCACTATTCCGTAGGAATTGTTTCTGCTATATCTTCAAATTTAGCGTCTCCTTCCTATATTTCTACTTTTTTATTCTTTCTAATAATAGACATCTATCTAGACAAACACTATATTGCGGCTTTGGCATTAGCAGACATATGATCTATATCTATGTTGCCTGTCATGTCATCTCTATGTTGATTTAGTATAGATCTACGTCTTTGTTGGAGTTCAGCGTATACAGGACCGTAATATTTTTTTTCCAGCTTTTCTAGTTTCTGATAAAATTCATCTTTATAGCGTACTTGGGAATTTCGTTCTAGCCATTTCTACTTTTGTTCTTTTGTTAGATTTGAGTCAGCCATAACTCTAGCTTTTTCTTCTTCGTATGCTTTACTATTCTTAGTCATAGTAAGACCTTCGGACAACTTTTTATTCAGTTCCTGTAATTCTTCAGCTATTTTAAGCTTCTCTCCTTGCTTTTTAATACCTGTAGTATCATAGATACTAGCTAACTGTTTCTTTTCAAGAATATAAGCTCTATAAGTATTATATTCTTTATCACTCAATCTATCTAAGTGAGCTATACCAACAGAGTCTCTGGTTTTATCTACTAATTGACGTATTTTTAATTGAATTTCCTCTCTAGCGGATACAGTACTTTCACTTAGATGGTTAAACATATCGTAATATTCTTTAGTATATCTTCTATCGGTATGTTTAGATAACCATTCATTTCTTCTCTTATTGTACTCTATACGTAACTATCTGTTTTCAGGAGCTTTTATATCTGTAAGATCTATTCCTAATTCAGAAGCTATTTTTTTCATGGCTTCGGCATAATTCTTTTCGAATTTACCATAATTTCTAGCTCTAACTATATAACCGGTAGTGTTACCATCATCATCTACTTCAAATAGTTTTCTCTGATTATATTTTCCAGCTTTACTTAATAGATCTTCTAATCTGGAAATAACAGCATATGTATTTTTGTTAGTCTCGTTTTCAGCCTTATTTATGAGATAAAATATGGTTTTAATAGCATCGTTATTAATTTTATCACCAGCACCAATCATATAAGTAAGCCAAGCTATATCTCTTTGAGATGGAGATGGATTTGATTTAGAGTAATCATATATAGTAGAGGCTTTTACTTCTAACCCTACCTACTTTAAGTTCTCTCTAGCATTGTCTGCTATTTTACCTTTTACTATAGAATAACCATCAGTAAGCATAGCCTAGTAGTCTTTAGCTCTCTTAAGCATTCTGTCTAATATATATTCTCCACTACTATCTTTTCCTATGATTTCTCTATAATTCTCTTTGTATATTAACTGACTTACTATCTCATCTACTATATCATTGTAGAAACCAAAGAAGTTCTAATCTAAATCATTTAATTTAGTATCATCTATGTTCAGTCCTTTCCTACGGACATTAACGAGATATTCGAAAGTAGGTCGCAATTCAAATCTTAAATTAGCTAAAAACTCATTAATGTTATCTAAATCTGATTTAAGACCTTCGCTAATATTTGCAATTAACCATTCTGATTCTTTCTTTATTTTAGTTCTAAGTTCAGGATCAGGATTAGTATTCACTCGTAGTCTAGCTTGCAAACCTTTCAATATTTTAGTATTTATATCTTTTAAAATAGCGTCTAATTCTGCCTTATCTTTAGAATCATAATTACTTTCTGTTTGTTTTAAACCTGTTTCTAAGTCATTGTAAGCTTGATCTACGCGTTCTCTTAAATCTTTATCTGTATCAAAGAAGGATTTGGCTTCTTCACTTAAAGAATCTTGAGTTTGGTATTCTAGTACCTGTTGCATTGTAGGTTCTGCAGTTAAATCTTTATAAACATTTCTAAAATTACTTAAAAATATCTTAGATTTTTCTCTGATAGCCATCTTAGAATCATTGTTGAAATGACTTAAAAGATCCTAATATAGTTTAGAGTCTTGACCCTAATCGTCTAATTCTAAACCATAACCATTATTCTCTGATAAGACATAATAGGCAGCATCATAGCTACCTAATATGTCTGTATATTCTTTTAACTACGCCTTTATTTCAGGCAGTTCTGTTCTTAAACACGTCATGATTTCTTACAATGTTTTTTACGTTTTTTACCTTCTTCTTTCAGATTATTCAGATATTCATTAACCTCTGTAATTCCAAGTTCTGAATCCTAGAGTGAACCAACAATATCGTCTACTAATTCCGTAGAATCAAAATACGATTCATCAGGCATAGCATAATCTTCTCCAAAAGAGTCATTAGCCTCTTCTATTCCTCCTAGCATCTGATCTATTTCATTAAAATCTTCTATCGTAATAGAATTATCAGTAGTATCTACGAAATTTAAAGAAGGATCACTATCTATGCTTTCAGGATCAGATTGTATACCACTATCACCAAAAGATTCTATTAATTCATTTTGTAACTCTTGTTCCAAATTATGATATTCTTTAACTTGGTTTATGTTAGAGTATGTTTCATCTTTAATGAATTGAGAATTGTTAATAGTTTTGGTGTATTTCTTAACAATATTATCCAATTCTTCAACGGTTTGTTTGATCATATTGTCTGTAAACTTGTTGCTAGAAAAAGCTGATTGTTCAGCACCATTCTTATACAACTCATATATAGAACTTGCGCCATTGTTAAAACCTAACTTTGGTATAGCAACATAAACAATTCCAATAGTTTTACCATCCTCATTTACGATTACTCCAGATCTCTAATATAAAACGCTGTTAGTTGATTTAGAACCACCGATTTTGACAAACTTGTTATTTTTATTAATTTCTGAACTTCCAACAGCTACGAATACGGTATTTATAGAATTGTAATTGACATCTTTAGAATTAGCTAAATACACTGTATTTGATTTAGATTCTTCTCCATATCTTACTTCTACCTCAGGTATATATAAAGGAACTATATCGTTATCTATCCAATAATTTCTAACCATGTTGAGGTAGATAGAATCTGTAAGTTCTTCCATAGTAGATGCATCACTAATTAAATCTATATCATTCCTTATCAGTTTGTTCATAGCTTCTTTTATAGAATCTAAATAACCAATTTGTTGTTTATATTCCATAGGAACTATGTTAAAGAATGAGTTAGGAGTTCTATTATCATAACTAGTTATAAATGAATACTTAACCAAATCTTCTGCTAACTGTCTTACTATCGGATCATCATTAGTAAGTAAATCATAGAATGCAGATCTCAAACGATCTTCATAATATCTCGAATTATTCAAAGAAGAAGTGGCAGTTACTATCTTGTTAGCTTTATTTTTAGCAGATATCGTAACACCTTGTAGATAATTCAGTAAATCATTTGTGATATTACCCTACTCATCTGTTAATGTAACTAGATTAGGATCTTGTTTATTCTGTCTAATATAATTTTTAACAGCATTCAGTCTACCTGCTATATTATTCTTACCAAACATCATATCATTTATTTGATCATCATCTAGTCTAAGATTAGTTCCAGACATAACTACCTTTGCACGTATTATACTTTCTACTTTATCGTTTACTTTCTTTACTAACTATTTATTACTAGTAGGTTTGTATAACTACAGTGTAAGAGAATTATTTACATATTGCGTATAATCCCCACCCCTTAAATTATGCATCACTTCTGTGAAGATAGTTTTATAGCCATTAGTAGCACCAAACACTTGCGTTTTCAGTATATTATTAGCTAAATCCATAGCATATACCAACTTCTTATTCAAGAAGGTTTTATTAAAGTAATCTTCTAATCCGTTAAGATCTTCTTTTCCTTCTGTATCAGGAGTATAAAAATCCTATTGATGATCTTTAATAAATGTTTGATAAGAATTATAAAAGTTCTATAATTGAGTAATATTATTACCGTATTTCTTTGTATCTATCTAAGAACGTTGAACTAAGTCTGCCATAGTCTGTGCGTCCCCACTTAATTCATTATATGCGGTAAGTACTATTAACTACATTTTTATGTCTTCTGGAGTGACTTGATTTTTTCTAAAAGCATCTAATGTACGAGACAACTTATCTTTGTCAAACGCTAATTTTCTATCTTCATCCGTAATCTCTAATATTGATTCTTTATAGGATTGAGATATAGGATAACGTTTTAACATATCTTTATATTTTTTGATTAATTCGCTTATTATAGCATTGTCATACTATTGTTTAGAACCAATAGCGCCGTTGTTAGCTATTTTAATATTAGCAAATTCTTTCAATATTGGTTGAGCTAAGAAGAAGAATGTATTTTCTCCTTTTCCTCCACGTAACAATAAACTAGTCATGTTATAAGTAACCTAATTTACATTAAGTTTAATAATGTAAGGATCTTTAGCTACGTCAACATGCGCATTGATCATAGCAGACAACCAGTCTAGTATCTTAAATCCATCCTAACCATTAATTTCATCAAATTGCCCCAAGCCGTATATATTGTTATGAGAAAATTTCATACGTAAATGAGTAGCTTGGGTTAAACAATGATTAGTAGAATTAAGAGCAAAAGGAGCTATACCAGCTTTACCCCATGTGTATTCCATTTTTCTATATTCTTGGAACGATGGCATAAGTTCGTACATATAATCAGCCTCTTTCAATTCGTCTACGCTTACTTTAGGAAGTATTTCTTTAGTAAGAATACCAGTAAGAGTATCAATGGAAGCTCTTGTTTCCGACAGGGTTTTTTCATCAGATATTACAAGAATATAACTATCGAGTAGCTTGTTTATAAGAGCTCCTTTAGACTGATCTGTATAATTCTTAGCATCTTCTTTCCAAGCATATCTCTAATGAGTATTTGGGTCATACGAATAGGTAGATATATATAACTTGTCAATATCAAAGTCGGAACCAGTCATAGCAGTAAATTCATCTGGAACTACAATAGTATCTCCAGTCTGAGCTGGTAAAACATCTGCTACTATAAATGAAAAAGTAGATGATAGACCCTGCGTAGGAATACGATAACCAATTCCATACGGTTCACTTTGACTTCCTATGATATTGTTGTCTATTAACCATTTTCTTATAGCAACATAACCTTGTGATTGTACATCTATAGGTACTACATCTCTAAAGAAATTTGTACTTAACATAACTTCCATACTACCCTTTTTAGGGTCGAAACTAAGTTTCTTTCCGTCATTAAACGGTCTAGTATCTTCGTTTGCATCTGTTATAACATCATTGGCTTTAAAACCAAATGAAGCCATTTGGATAGCAGATCCACCAGGAGTATTTACATCTATTACTTCTTTATTTATCAGAGAAATTATTTTACTTTCAATCCAATTACGAACACTAAGAGAGGATATAGGAGCTTTAAAATTACCTTTGCTATCAAGTTTTAATGCTTCTATTATCTCTTGTGACATTGCATTACCAGTAGCTTCTCCTACTAAATATCTAGATAAAGCTACTTTATCAATAGTACCGTCTAATTTAAAGAATCTACCTTTTTTCTTTTTGCCATTAATGGTACCACCTTTTAAAGAAATATAACCTAGAGTAGATAAAGCTTTAATAGAACCGAATATATCTTTCTTTATTTGAGCTCCAGATATATGCTTTCCTTTATTATGACCGTAGTATCTATCATCCACTACATTACCCATACCTATCTTTATAGCTTGTGTACCAAAAGATCTATCCGTGTGTTCGTGTGGATCCGTATTAAGCTGTAATCTCAATTGTTTTATATCTTGGATTCGTGTAGTTAAACCATCATTAAGTCTTTCTACAACGTTTCCGTTTGAAACTATCATAGTAGAAGGTTTGTTTAGTCCTTCTTTATTAAAACTATTGTTTCTATTGTCATTGTACGCTTTGAACTTATCTTGAGGAGCTCCAACTTTTACAGCTGATTCAAACAATAACATATCAATTACGCCTAATTCTGTATTGTTCATTCTATCGTATATGTACTTATTATCTGCTTTAGATAATATCTTGAACATAGGGAATAAAGCCATTTTATCAAATGTCGGAACATTTAATTTAGATACAGAATCATAATTATCTCCAAAATACATCATTTTAAGAGGTTTTATGGAAGCTCTTAAGGCTTTAGCGTATAATTCTGGATTACTAAGAACATCGTCAGAAGATTCTAATATGTTATATGCTTCTTCTATTTCTGGAGACCATTCTCCTAAAGACTACATTACACGCTTATACATAGCAGGTCTGATATAGACAGCGGCATCTGCTTGATTTATGTTACCACTATTATTTTCATCATCATAAGCGTAAGGATTTGCGGCTTTTTCAGATTGCTTATCTACGAATTTTCTAGAATCTTCAGATAAACTATTATAAGACTCTTGTATTTTGTTTTCATTCTTGGTTGCATCAAATAATTGTTTATCCGTCATTTCCGGATGTTCCTTCTATAACATAGTTCTTATGAAAGAAGCCTTGAATATTTGTTTTAAAGAATCATAATAATCAGAACCTATTTGATTATCTTGCATTACCGCACTTACGAATTTAGTATCATTTCTCGGATCTCCTTCTCCCCAATAAGTTCTAAGATTTGTTCCTGTAGATAATACAGATGAAAGACGTTTAATTTTATCTACATCTCTCTGAAATATACCTACCTCTTTACTAGATTTCCATTTATAGAAAGCAGGATCTCCTACGAAACATTTTTCTACTTCTTCGATAGATATCGCATAATTAACAGTAAAGTTAGCGATAATACTATATATAGCATCATCTGAATTCTATTCATCGGATGACGAATTAAAATGACTTTTATATTCTTTATAGATGTTTGTAGGTAAATTTCCAGATGTCAGATAACCTTGTTCATTTCTAGATATTACACCCAATTTAATGGCTTCTTCTATTTCCTAATCTACTCTCTTTAATAACATAGTATTAAGAATATTATGCATTGTAAGAGGATCATCAATAAATAATTTTCTTATATTATCTAGAGTCTCTTTAATTAGCGAAGGATTATTACTTTCTTCTGCGGCTTGTAACAAAGCATTCAATGAACGTATTTCACCGTTAGGCATAATAACTTGATTGAAATATCTAAATTTACCTCCGTTACCCCCTGGTTTCATTTTACCATCTTTACCTATCTTTCCATGGTAATTAGAATAATATCTAGATTTTCCCTGCTCTACATCAGATTTAGTATTATAATATTCTGTGATAGCGTTAAATTCATCGACAAAATAATTGTAAAATATCTTTAATACGTTTTCATCGAATCTTCTAGCTATCGGAGTTTCTATTATTTCTCCTTCTCTACTAGGATTAGAGTAAATGGAGTATAAATAACTTTTGGGGAGTTCTATACCTTCAATACTATACCATGTTTTTTTATCTGACATGGTAGGAAGTACTAATCTACTCTATTCAGAGAGTGTTAATTTGGTAATATAATCTTCTAAAGGAGTTATACCAAAGTAATCTCTGCTAGTATCGGTGAGCTCGTCTTCTATTGCCAATAGAGTATGAAGCTTTAATTTGGGTTTATTTTTTCCCAATAATGCTTTTACAATAAGGCTATTTTTACAATAAGGAGTTGCGCTCAAATTCTACAATTTACCATATTTATTGGTATTTAGCCATCTAATCTAGTCCGACATATAGTTGTTTTGAGTAATAGGATAAACTAAACTGCCATCTGCTCCAGTTACACTAAATTCCTCTGGAGTGGGATGAGTTTGTCCATAAGCAACAGCCATAAGATTTATAACACTGTTTGAATCAAAGTAATTGAATATTCTATCAGCGCTAACTGTAGCTCCTTTGAATTTAGCAACCAAAGACTTATTAGATGCCATTACTCTAATATTAGCATATACAGAGTGTAAAATAGAATTAATAGCAGCTCCATTATTAGAATTAGTATTTTTAGTCCTAAATATTATATTGAATGCATCTACTCCATCTATTCCAGTAGATTCTTTAGTACTTATACTTCCAAGTAAATAAGTAAGAGCATCGTTATCAAAATCAATTCCTAAATCATTTACTAAATCTAGAAAATCGCTCTTTACTTCTTCAAACAGTTTTATATTTTCTGATTTATGTCTCTTTTTTAATATTATATCAAGATTAGAATCTATTTTATTAACTGTCTTTGTTATCTTTGCAAGAGCTTTCGGATTTATAATAGATCTATTTTTACTATCGGTAGTAATCATCGTAGAGAGCATAAAGTTCTATGACCACTGCGATGGTAACAATGCTATCTTTCTTAAACTATCACTATCCCATACTTCCCAAGTCCTTTTACCTAATGCAGCATTTTCAGTAGGTTTAATGCTAATGGTATCCATACTATTCTTAGCACTTTGTATAGTAGTTAATAATTGAGTCACAGTATTTTCAGGTAAAGGATATTCGGGATTATCTATATAATCTCTAAGAGTAGCAAAAAAAGGATCAGATTTAGCCAATCTTCTTACTTTAGACAATAGATCATTCCAATCATTAGAAGCCCATAGATTTTCTAATATTTTATTCCAAGTAATATCAAAAGGCTGAACTACATCCATATCAAAAATAGGGTCTTTTATAGTATCTGTTACTTTAATCCCATCTTCAGTGAGTATAAATTTACTCTTCGGTATAGAATAGAAAAACAATTTTGCATTAAAGGCAACATTAGCTTTTTTACTTATTTCGTATGAATTTCTATCCCATATGTTATCGTAAGTATCTCCAGTATCTTTAGACATCTATTCAGCTACTTCTGTCTCTTCTTTCTCAATACTTTTAATACCCACTTCTTGTAAAAAAGCTCTAATCTGTTTAGCAAATATTTCTTTGTTCTTTAATACGTCCTCTACTATCTGTTTGTTAGTAGGATTTTCATCATATACTCCGTAATCATAGTTATACTATATTATATTAAATACATCGTCTAACCTCAAATTACGTATATCATCCATAGTACGAATATTCAGAGTAGCAAGAGCTGTACTACTCAATGATTCTATGATATTGTACATAGTAGATGCATTAGTTATGTGTGGAGTAGATTTTTGTTGAACATCTGATATACCAGGAGCATAATAATACATACCTTCTGAATGTCTTTCAGCGAATTCCTATAGTATTTCCTATCCAACAAACGATTTGCTATTTTTAAATCTACCAGATCTTATAGCTTGGAATAATGTCTATTGTGCATTGAGCGGTCTGTTACGGAAAGATGTGACAAGATTCCACAAAGCTTTAAAGAATTTTTTCATTCTATATATAGGAGAAGTGTTAGATTCATTTATCATATAAGTTCTAAATTCCTCTGCTAATACTTCTTCCATCTAATCTTTAGTATATCCCTTATACTCAGGATGAGATTTTATATAATCGGAATATACTTGATTTCTTTGTTCTTCATCAAGAATCAGCTGACTAACATAGTGAAATGCCTCATGATATTCTATACCTTGTCCAGCTTGTTCAGACAACACTATTTGAGGATTAAATTCCTTAAATATCCTGTTAAAAGATACTTTCATTAAACCATATACTTCTGGAGCATCTGCCATTTTCATTACAGCTCCAGTAACTAGTACATTATCAATATCTAAACCCAGTTTATCTTTTAACCATTTTCTAGCCTTTTGTTCGTCAAATTTACCTCTACCTTTTGTAGTAGAATAAAGACCTGAACTCTTTTTCAGTTTAGCTACAATTGGATTATGACTTGGTAACATCACAGTGGTACCGTCTTCTTTAAGTATATACTCCCATCTTGGTTTAGGTGTAAGACCCATAGACAATACTTCATCTTTAGATAAAAGTCTGTCTTTAAAAGATGGCTTACTAGCCGGAGCCGCTGCTTCTTGTTTTACTTCAGTATCTTGTGTACTTTCAGTAGATATGTTGTCCTTTCTAGGAGTTTCTGTAGTAGTAGGCCCAGTTATAGTAGGAGTAACTGGAGTAGGGTCTCCTACCTCTTGTGCTCCATCCGCATAGATAAATGGATCTCTGAAAGCTCTTTCTCCTACACTGGTTTTTAATATCTGATGATTAATCATCCAAGACATTAAAATAGGAGCTTCATTATGAGATTTTACTACCTCTCCATTTTCATTTTTGGTAAGTCCTAAATCATTCATAGTGAATACCAGATCATCGCAATTTAACACTTTGTAATAATCTGTTTTATATGTATTCATATAATTGATGGCTTCCTGTACTATACTATTTGGTATAGGTTCTTGCATCATATTTTTATCAGTATTCCAGTGTATATTATTAGAGATATCTCTAATAGTTTGCCATGCCTCTGCTTCCGAAAATACAGATTGCCCTTTTGCGTCTTTTACTTTAAGATATTTGGTAACATAAGAACCTTCGGAAGTTCTACTTCCATACATTAAAAAAGTCTCATCTTTTTCATTCTAAAATGTATGTAAAGTTTTTCTAACATAAAATGATAATTTATCTACACGAGAATCTCCTAAGGCAATAGTAGATGGACCGTGATTACATAATATGTTTAATATATCTTGATATACAGGCTGATTACTAATAGATAATGTTCCAGTTATTAATCTAAACACCAATTCAGCGCTAGTCAAAGGTATACGCTTACCATTGTCATCATATTTAGCTTTACCATTTGGAGTGTATGAGGTAACAAGAGTTCTAGATCCTCCCGGTATAAAATGTCTCTTCTCTGATAACATTATAGGAGCGCTTACACTTTGTGAAGGAGTGTTGGCAATTTTAGGTATTATATATAATTTACCAGCGTAACCTATTCCTTGTGCACTAGTTTTCGTAGATCCGTCAAATTGTACTATACTAAAAGCGTCATTCGGATCTAATGGAAATGGACCTTTTCCGTAACCAAATTCTACTTCTCCAGATAATATTTGTTCACTCATCTCATAAGGTTCGGAACTAATACCGAATTCCTATACAGAAGTTAGTGATCTATATATAGGAGCATTTTCGTCCTACTGACTATTTATAGAACCATTACTCTAGCGTAAATTTACTGGTACGATTCCGTCTTGCGGTGTACTTGGAAGATCTACTTTAGTATCATTGAAATAATTAGGAGCATATTTTTTAACATATTTACCTATTATCTCTCTTCTAAGTTCTCGTAGTTTACGTATTTCTTCATTCTATTTATCAACAGAAACATTCCATTTTCTTACTTTAGTTCTAGCTTTATCAGGAGTATATAAGGCTGCATTATATATGCGTTTCTTACCATCTACTACTTCTTCAATTATCATGTGTACAGCCAGTCTATCTGCAGCATCTTTTTCTAATTTTCTAGTTTCTTTAGAATCTGTAACCACATAATATACTTTCTACTTGGATAACCAACCGGGTATAGATAACTTCTTAGACAATTCAGAACCAGGCATTCTAGTTCCATCGAATTTGACAGCAACCTACTTCCCGTTCACCTAAGTCTGTATAGGCATTACTTCTGAACTTTCATAAGCGAAGAAGAATGTAGAATGTATTCTATTAGTTTCTACTTTTTTCTTAGTATCTAGACCCGGACTTTTATCACTTTGTCCTAATAATTCTGCTGCACGTGTAGTAGCTGCTAGATCTACAGCATCTAATTCTTCCATAGCATTCTACAGTGCCAATTGATTATCTTCTATATGCGTACCTAAAGATGGGTCTTCATCTCCAACCCATACATCTGTTCCATCAGAATATATCATGTTAGAAGGTTCTTCTATAGTAATAGATATATCTTTGGTATCAGATCCATCAAATGATTCAGCAGTAACTATTACTTCTGTAGGTTTATTAGGTTCTTTAGCAGTAGTAACTACAACAGGCTGCTCGCTCTTATCTTCTTTATCCTGTTCTTCAATAGTAGGCTGCGGAGATTCATTAGAAGAGGTAGACTCTATTACCTCCTATGGTCCTTGCTCTTGGTTAACGAGTTCTACACCTTCTTCTACTACAATAGGTTGACCATCTTCTACTTGCTCTAGTTTAGCTCTTATAGCATCCTCCTGTAAAGTATCATCCGATACTCTGTCTAATTCTGACGACTCTACCGGAGTATCTATATCTACTTTATCTTCAGGAAGTATTCCAGTATTACTTTCTAATAACACTTCATCAGGATTCTATTCTAGAGTATCTTCTAAGATTCTATCTATATCTTCTGAAGTAGACAAAGAGATCTCATCTGCAGGAGCTTGAGCAACTGCAGTAACATCTACAGAATCTATAGGAGCTTGAACTGTAGTTCTATCTTGCTGTGTAGGCTAAGTAGTTACGTTTACTTCATCCGGGGTATCGGTTTTTTCTTTTTCTACTTGAAGTTTTACTTCAGGTTGCTCTGCTAACTTTTCTTCTGCATCTGTTTGTTCTCTGTCATTAGCCTGTTGTTCAGATGTTTGTTCACTATCATTTTTAGCAGCTATATTTCCTGTCTCTTCTTCAATTTCTTTTCTAGCCTGCGTTTCTTCTTGTATATCTCTTCTATTATTACTTAAAAATAAAGAATTGGCTAAAAATCTTTCTACTTGCTCTACGTTAGCGTCATTTTCTAATTGTGACCATTGATCTTGAATTGCCTTATTGTAGAAAGCAATTACTTGTTTCTTTGTAGGTTCTTCGTCGGTTTCGTGCTGTTGTTTATACTTTTCAGCATATTTCTACAGTATACTTTGTTTATCTTCATCCGATAAGTTAGAGTATATTGGTTTTCTTTCTACTAAATATCTATCTTTAACAGATAATCTACCGGTAGTATATGCGTTAAGCTGGGCATTTAAGCTACTAAGGATACCAGTATTTAATGCACTGATTGCCATTTCTTTTTCCAATTCCTGTTGGTTAACGAACTCTGGAGATTTTTGCATTACATACTTTATCCATTTGTTTTCGCCAGTTACTCTATTTTGTTCTTCTTGAATGTTCTTTAATTGATCGTTTATGTACTTCAACATACCTTCTATTCCAGTAGTAGATACTTGTAAGTCATATTCATCTTTTAATTGTTCTAAAGTCTTTTTTCGCGAAGTTAAATCTTTTCGCAGATTATTAAGAGTCTTGGCAAGAGTTCTAGAAGCTACCGCATTTACAATACTAGATTTAAATTCCTATTTAGATATCGCTTCTCCATTCTCTTTCTCTAAGTTTTTAGAATAACTTTCATATTCTCCATCTATAAAAGAATTAAAATCATTAGTATCAGTACTATTTATTATAGCAGTAGTAATGTTATTTATGTTAACATCTCCTTCTCTTTTAGCTTTTTCAGCGTCTTTCTACTTATCGTATAAACTTACAGTAGACTGTACAAATCTTTCAAAGAACTTATCTTTCTTACGATTTATACCCATTTCTTTCAGATTAGAGTCTATAAGTTTATTTCTATAAATAGCAGACACATCTTTTGCTAAACGTATATCTTCGTCGATCATCTCGTCTGTTACTCCTTCAGTCTTGTACTCTTTGAAGTCCTACAAACTAGAAGTTAGATCATCAACATTTCTACCTTTTCTAGCATAATCTAAGAATTGAGCTATTTTAAAGTTATTTTCAGCATTCTCAAATCCTTTCGCAGCTAACGCTTTTACTACATTGTCTGCTTGTAGTTGATGTCTGATGTCATTGATGTTAGATATATTTGCTCCACTACCCATAAGAGCTCCAATAAAACCACCAATACCCATTTCTATTTTCAACTACTCGTCTGTATTGTACTTATCATCCCAGTGCATACCTCTATAAGCTAGATTAGCTTCTAATGCTAGTTTACCTGCAGTAGCGGCTCCTCTAAATATATTGTAAGTGTCTGGTACTTGAGCATTATCAGGAAGATCTTGGTACCATCTACCTATCATTCCTTGTTGACCTTCCTATGTACTTTCAAACAACCATCTCTTACCTAAAGCCAAAGCCATATCTGTTCCAGCGTCTCGAACGTGCTTTACTTTCATTCTAGTCACTGGGTTTTTCATAAGTTTAACAGCAGCTCTATCTATTTTAGAATTAAGTTTTGCAAGAAGAGCAGCTGTTGTTCTATTTTTAGTAGCCAGATCTACAGCTTTATTCATTATTGCTTTAAATCCAATAGATTTATTCAATAATTTACCACCATAGCTTAAACCTAAATTTTCAGCGTAATCCCCCAGAGCTAACGCATTATTTGTTTCTTCTATCTGAGTTAAACCTTTTCGAGCTTCTTTAGCAAAAGAATTATAATTGCTATCTTTAGTAGGAATGTTATAAGCAAGACCAAATTGAAGTTTCTCCATTTCGTTCATACTACTTGTATCATATCCCATAGCCTGCAATTCCTTAGTATAGTCATCTAGTACCGTTTGCAGATTGAATTTATTGTCTGCAGCAGCATTAGCTAATTTTTCTACATAGTTAGACATAACTTCTCCCGCAGTTTCTTTATGTCTAAAATACTATGTGAAGAGTGAGTTAACAACAACTTCTCCAGCAGCCCAAGCTAATGGACTACCACCTAATTTTGTACCGCATTTTATACCAAGAGCAGTTAACATTTGCCAACTCATTCCTTGCAGCTCAGAGGCGCTACTACCAATGTTCATTATACCATATTTCCATGTAGAAGGATCTAATGCTGATATTTGAACTTCACTACGTTTTTTATCAAGTACTGGATCTATAGCTTCTGGATTATAAAAAAAAGGCATGGGAACTACTCCAAATAAAGGATCGTGCAACCAATGGGCTGTCTTTAAGCTTTGTTGTTTATCTTTCAACTCATTGGACTTACGGTCATATTCCAATTTAGCATCATCTAACTATTTCTGTAGATTGGCAGCTTTTATATCTAACTGACTCAAAGCTGCAGGATTATTCTAAGTAAAGTCAATGTTATTCTGTTTCCATGACATTTCCGCATAATACGGATATAATCTACCTTCTGCTAGTTGATTTCTTACTGTAGAAGCTTCTATTTTTCTACTAGGTAATAAAGGATTAACAGTTTCTGTTACAGCCCCATAGAATACATTACTAAGATAGGGATTAGTTTCAGCTTTCTCTTTTATGTCTTCCTATAACTTCAATAACTCATCCAGTTTCTATTGAGAAACTTGAATGAGTTCTGTATCATTAGGATTGGCTCTTAATTGATTTTGAAGTTGTATGTATTCTTTCTGACTCTATATATAATTTTGTGCTTCTTCAATTTCAGGTAACCATTTACCCTCTGTATTCATCAACTCTTTCTACCTAGAAGTAACATTTAAAGACAAAGCGTCTCTAGTGTTTATATTAAGAGCTTGTTCTGCTAATGTAGTAGTTCTTCCTAATGAATCCTTCTATGGTTTAAGTAGTTCATAACCAGTCTTTGCACCATATACCATAGCAGTAAGTGGGTTAGTCATAAAAGCTACTGGCATATATATATCATCTAATTTTTTTTTAAGAGAACTAAGTTCTGATTCATCACTTTGCTCTGGAGCCTCTATCTATTCTTCCTAACTGGTAGGAACATATTCATCGTCAATATGTCCATAATCTCCAGTACCAAATTGACTATCACTAGTTCTATTTATTATTGATAAAAAATCGTCAGAAAATTTCATAAATTATTATATTAAAGGTTTTCTTCCTAAGATAACATATCCTGTATATCCTGTGTTTTTGTTTGTATTCCTAGGTTTTTATCCATCCATGCTGCATCAGATGTTATAGCAGCTTCTCCGCTTCTAGGTAATTGTTGTAATACTGTAATTCGTATACTCTTAACTGGGGTACTTGAAGATGTAGTAGTACTTTCTAAATTTCCTCTATTATCATATCTCTCGGTGGTTTTAAGACCAGCATCTACAGTCACAGGAGTACCCAATGCAGACAATGATTTTCTGTCTATTCTGGCTTTTAGCAATTGATCTTCTGGTATATATGCATATTTCACTACATAAATATCTTTTCCATCAGATATCATTCTCTAGTCTGAAGATATTTTGAAATTAGAGAAATTATTACCATCATTCCAAAGACTAATAAATTTCTGCAATCCTTTATTTGCTTCTTCTCCAATAGTCTTGTATACCAATTCTTTCGCTAATTTAAAGTTTGAACTATTGTTCACTGTATAGAAGCCGTTTCTATCTTGTTTTCCAGTAGTTCCGTATGCTGCATATTTGTCTGAAGCTTCATAGCTTATAGGAGTAGACATAAGATCAATTACAGCATCTTCAGCAGTACTTCTTCTTCTTGTATCCTTTAGAACTGAATCATAATAATTCTTCATTTGATTTTCTACATAACCTGGATCTTTAAGTCTAAGTACTTCTTGCTGTTTTTCAGGAGTAAGCGCTTTGAATCCCTGTTCTGCAAAAGCATCCACTTCCTAAGGGGTAAGATTTGTAAATTTAAGCAAATGATTACGAGTTGCATCCGATTCCAATACTCTGGTAAGATTAAGTAGATTACTTGCTGTATTTGCAGCAGATGCATATTTACGTTGCAATCTCATATTTTCTATAGCCATAGGATCTCTATCAGCTTTATTCCAAGTATATTCACGACCGGCTGTATATATTTCATTAAGCAATTGTTGTTGTGCTTGCTCAGGACTAAGACCCATCTTCTGATAAGTCTCTAAATATTTTTGATATTGAGGAGTATTCTGTATACTTGAGAGATTGTTTTGTAATTGTGCATCTGTCATTTCGTCAGTAACTCCATTCCACAAAAAGCCGTTTTTAGCTCCTAAAAATTCTCCTTTAAGGTTGTTTACATAAGGTTCTACTAATTCTCTTATAGACATATATGGTAATGGAGTAATATCATCAAATATCTTGCTATTTACTGTATCATAATTCGCAAAATCTACATCATGCCACAACGGATTAAATCTATTTTCTAGCATTAATCTTTGATTTATTTCCTAGCGCTTTAACATAGCGTCTCTACTAGACTTTAGATTACTTAATGTGGAATAATCTACACTATTTATCATAGACTATAGCTAAGATCTATTAGCTGCATCTTTTAAGTAATCTGGATTAGCCACCATTTGATTAATAGCATTTTGGAAATCTTCTCTACCTATAGTAAGATCATAATATCTCTATGTATCTATCTAAGAAGGCGATTGGAACTCACCAAATTTCTATAATTGAGCTCCAAACCGTTGCGCTGCTTCATCTATAGCAGCTTTCTGTGCTGCACCTATTCTATATAACTCTCCAAAATTAATAGGTACATAAGTATTTATAAATTGAGCCTACGCGGCTTGATCATACATATTTGCTGCCATAATTATCCTTTTTTAAATTTCTTCATGAATGATGCAAAATCTTTAGAACTATAACCAGCTTCAAGAAACGGTCCATACATATCCAACATAGCCATATCTCTACTCTTCTGGTTTTTCATCAACTGTTTATTTTGTGCATACTAACTTAATTGAGTTAAAGCAGTTCTCTGAATATTTCTAGCAGCTGCTCTGCTTCTAGCATTCATGTCAACAGCCATATTAGTAGCATTAACTCTTTGCTGTCCGAGACTGTTTAAAGTATTAGCATATTCACCAGCATATTGATTGTTAACATTACTAGCTGTAGAATATAAATCAGCGATAGCTTTATCAGCAGCTATTTGACTCTACAACCTGTAAGCCAAGTTAGCTCCTGTACTCGGATTATAATTAGCAGCATTGTAATTACTTATAGATCTATTTTCTCTGATAGCTCTCTTAGCAGGACTAATATCAAACTTACGATTAGCCATGGTAGATCTAATTTGTGATTCGTAAGGATTATGTGTAGCATTAAACTGTTCTGGTCTTGCATACATATTTGATATAGTCGGAGCTAACGCTGAAATATCAGTAAGTATATCATTTATACTATGTGACCAGTTTTTGTTATCTGTTGGATTACTTCTTGAATTATCTGTAGTATTAGTAGTTCCTGTTGTAGCTATATAAGGAGCTACTTCATCTCCTACTCTTGATATAGTCTCTCCACTAAGATCCAACTCATTATTTACAGGTTCTATCAAAGTATTCTTTTTAGTAGTTTTTCTAGTTCCTGTTGTAACTGTTGCAGGAGGTGTTGATACATTTGTTATTGCCTACTCTGCATTAGTCGATCTAGGAGATCCTGTCGCAGACAACAACCAATACGGTACTCCACCTCTCCATTCTCCGCTATTTACTAAAGCATCAGATGCTAATGTCTTAGCAGCAAGAGAAGAGGCATTTGTGAAAAAGTTAGGAGTATTTCTTCTTGGAGTTGCTATTTGTTCATCAGGAACTCTGCTCTGAATCTCATTATTCAAATTAAGATTATTAGACACAGCAGTAGGAGTATTAACAGTATTATATTTACTAGGAGTATACCTTGTAGAGTCATATGTATCTTCCCAATAGTTCCAGGGTCTATACAATCTGTCTGCAACTTTAACATACCTACCCTTATTAGCTGCAGTAATTACATCACCACCAGCTGCTGCCTATATTCCATTCTTGGTTTTTCTACTTACTTTAGTGCCTTCCTATATAGCAAACAATTTATTGTAAATAGCCTAATCATTCATCTCATTAAGCATTGCAGCGTTTTCTGCATATTTATCAGTTCTAGTTGTCTTCTTTTTAGACATTAATCTCTTACCCATCTGTGCGAATGTTTCTTTACTTCCTGGTACTTTTCTTTTATCACTAAGTATTCTAGTACCTTCTGGCAGATTAACCAAATTACTATCTGTAGGTTTACCTTCTTCTGGTACCTCTGTGATGATTCCTTGTGGAGTATTAAGTAACTCTCCGTCATCTACATATGCAAGACTACTTGTCATACCACCTTGTGCCATTGTCTATATATCATTATCATAATCCTCATAAAATTCCTATTCATTCATACTTCCCATTTGTAAGCTAGCTTGATTACTTCTAGCATTAGCTTGCGCCTGTTCAGCCTGACGACGTAATTTTCTTCTATTTCTAGCTCCTCCTCTGATACCTGTTCCGTATTTAATATCAACAGTATCATCATATGGATTTTTAGATATAGCGACAGATCCTTTTTTTCCAGCAATACCAGAAGCTAAACCTGCTACACCACCAACTATAGCACCAACCGGTCCACCTACTGCAAAACCAGCAGCAGCACCTTTGGCTGTACCACTGATAGTGCCCATTGCTGTTTGCATTCTGGATTCACTTACTGTAGAAGCAGTAGCTGGTCCTGTTACATTACTAATCATAGAATTAATAGCATCACCAGCTTGACCTATTCCTGCCATACCTCCGCCACTACTAGAACCACCCATCATGTTCGCAAAATTACTTGATTGCAAGAAATTTGCTGAACTAGTAGGTTTGGCATTACCTGGAGCATATTGCTATACAGAATATGGAGCGGTTAATTGTGTGGGCAACTGAGAATTGAAATCAGTTCGCATATAAGGAGTCATCCCTCCGCCTACATATTTATTTCTTTTACTTATCTTTTTCATACCATTGAATATCTATATGTTGTATTCATATTAGGGAGTTTGAAATCATGCTAGTCATTACAATTAAATATATAATCACATATCATATATTTACCTTTCATTCTACTGGGTAAAGACATATCATCTACTGGATTTTTCTCCCTGCCAACAGCGAATCTGAATGTATCTTCTCTCTGTTCTATTGGATTATTTATTTCTGTATTATCTTTAAATATTGTACTCTCTTGGGTCTTTGTAGTAAACTTAATGGCTTGAATCATCTTTCTAACATCCTTGAATTCACCACTGAAGAACACATTATCAAATGTCTTAGTAAGTAAAGGATCTTTATTTACTACAAATTGTAACCTAGATTTCATTTCATTTAACGGAAAATTTGCATTTTCTTTTATTATCTAGTCCTTGATATACAAGAGCTTATCTGGAAAAGACAGATAATCATCAGGATTAAATGTTCTGAATGAAGAAAACTACTAAATTTGTTCATCATAAGTAAGAACCTTATCTTCAAATCCGATCTGTACTTCATTAAATTTAGGGTCATATATACTTACTTTAGCTTTTTGTTTATCTGTATTCAACCAAGATTGAACACTTTTAACTTTAGATAACTTCTATATTCCATTGCCATATGAACATATCTCATTCTTATTATCATCATACCAGTACAAACCATTAGGAGTACCAACAATACTCTTGTCATTTGATTTATCGGATCCATTAGAAGTGGTGAGATAATCATATCTATCTAGAACTCCACCAGTACCTAATACAAGAGGAGCTTGATTATTATCAGTTATAAGTGATCTATCATTAACAGATGCTACTCCTACTGCATCCTTCTACCAAAATAGTAACTAGTTGTTAAACTATTTTAGATTAGTTATATCTCCATGAGAAGAATCTACATCTAGATAATCAGCAGCTTTAAATGATGTCCAACTATCTGATATTTCATTAGCAGTCTTAGTACCAGAATATCTTATTCTATTTCCAGACTATAGATTACTAATAGAATAATTAGAATCTGTTACATATAGTTGAGCATCTGGTTGTCTAGAGTAAGCGTCATTATAAGCAAAGTATGGTTTAGACTATGTATGCCCACCATAAGAAGCTCCAGCTATGGTCAATGACAAGTATGGATCTACATAATCAAGATCATCTGAAGACATTCTTGATGCAGAGCTACCATATAATAATGCTAAATTTATAGTAGTTTCAAAAGGAATATAATCAGATACAGATACTCCACAGTTTATATCTGGACTTTCGGTACCACCCCAAAATTGTGGAATATACATTACTGTTTTATGATCTAATACACCTAAGTAAGTATCACCTCCAAATACAGTTACACTACTGTCAGACACATTATGGTAAGTATAAGTACTCACATAGGTAGAATTACTACGTGCACTGTATGTGTTGCCACTATAAGGAATGTTATCTGTTTTTATGTTTACTATAGGAGTAGTAAACTGTGTATAATTAAATTCTCTAATAAGATCTGCAATTACTCCAGATACTCTAGGAGTCATAGGTTCTTCACCTGCTCTGTCTATATTTATGTTCTACTATACTCCAATATTGTTATTGTCTCTAGTAACGACAACGCAATTTCCAAAGTAACCTGTTTTATTATATACTTCTTCATTATCTTGTCTACCATTGTGACTTACAGAAGCATTAAGATATGTTCTACCAGAGATAGAAGAATGTTTTGATGCAGCATCCGGCCAAGAGAAGTTTTCCATTATAACAGGGCTAACTGATTCATTAATATCGAATTTACCTCTAGTAGTATTAAATCCAGTATAATGAGCAATGTATCTTTTACCTATTACATTGGTTATACCAGTATATTCAGCGCCATCTGCTACTATGAATATATCATTTGTAGATTCTAAGGGAGAACTAGCAATAGATCCTGTCTAACCACTTTGTGTAGTATATTCGTTCGTGATTGCTATTCCATCATCTACTACCTAAGTTCTATTAGATCTAACATAGTACCCATAAGCTGTAGCTTGATAAATACTAGGTAATACAGCTTTGTAGTTAGTTCTTGGATCCAATTTCAAACACATATCTGCTCTACATCCTTTAATACTTTTAGCCATATCATCTTGATTGGCATCTATTTCAGGACTAATTAAAGTAGATATATAGTTATCCACTCTTTCATTTACTAACCACTGATAATTTACTCCACTTAGTATTGAACTTGGTATTTGACCTATCTTCTGCCAACTATTACCTAAGAATGTATAAGGTCTTCTGGTATTCTCAGACGCTATATCATAATCTGCATTTCTTACAGAATGATACGGATATGATACTGTGCCTGATAATAACGCTTGTGTAAGAATCGTTCTATCCTCTTTAGTTCTTTTACATCTTACTATCTAATATGCTTTTGCACCATCTGGATAATTCTTTATCTTAAAGTTAACACCTATAGCTTTACCATATAGAGTTAAATCTTGTACGTACCAAGGACACGCCTCCCAGCAATGTGGAAATTTAATATCACCAATCCAATATACAGGAGTAGCCACATTTCTATCATTAAAGAACACAATACCGAAACGATATACTTCATCTCTGTGATATCCTTTATATTTAGATGCAAAGTATGGATCCGCGTAATTTTTAAATCTATTGATTCCACTAGGACCTAAAGATATAGTTTCTAGAGTACTTCCGTCTAATCTATCAATTCTTATCTAATTAGATGTAGATACTGGAGTAGTTATAGTAAGCGTATTAGTAAAATTGTCATCAAGAGTAATATCAGTAGTAACAAACTCATAATCTATATTTAAACCTGTTCCCCCTAATTTTCCTGTACCAAATTGGTACTTACATACGTCTCGATTGTTAAAGCTAGGATCCTAACTATTGAAAGGGTTAATACAATCATGCGATTGCGGTATAGAAGATAAGGTAGTAGTTAAGTTAGTATTACTTACTAATACGTCTATGTTCTGATCCTAACTAGACCCGTTTAATATCAATCTGTTATTAGCTGTAAATCTGTAAGACCTAGCATCATATTCCGGTTTCCAGGTAGATTCTTTAATGTTAGCCGCAAATAGAATATTATTTTTTGCTTCTATAGTACCAGCAGTAAAAGTACTTTCTTGAATCTTATTGAATTCTTCTATAGTAATAGTATTTATTGCTGTACCACCGGTATCATTAAAAGTATATTCATTTGTAGAAGTAGTTATTTCATTTTCTTGAAATACTTCTATTACAGGATCTTCAGTATAATCATTATACTTTATTCTTATTAGTCGTATGTTATCAAATAGTCCTTCTGGAATATCGTTTAACTTGACTTTAAAATTTACGCTTTTACCTGAATTTACGTCTTTGTTATTACCCATGTAATTCTTCTACCCTCCAGAAACATCACTATTAGTTAGATGTATTGCATTACTAACTGGAGAAAAATTAGTAGCAGAACCACGAGCATTAAACAATTGGTATGCGTATTGTACTATACCTGTAGTTAAAGATCCTCCTCCTAATGATATTACTTCGGGAGCATTTAACAATGTGGACATTTGTATGTCTAGCAAGTTCACATTCTTTAGATTGCCATCACTATCTAGTAGAGGATTACCTTGAGGAGTTTGCATATATCTACCATCCATTATGTTAAGTGTTTTTATCACTTGATCTGGACAGGCAATATAAATCTTTATGACAGTTGCAGATTCGTAATTAGCCAAGATTTTTACTTGAGAATCTTTATTATAACCAAGCTTGCCCTTAACAATTACACTATCTACCAATGGAGGATTGTCATAATTTTCAACTCTGTATATTTTACATATCTTATCACCATTTACAGTAAGTATGATGCCATATTTATCAATAGTAGTTGTAGCTAATACTTTTTCACCAGAACTTATAAAGTCTCCTCCCTCAACCATTTTAGTATCCTAGACATTCTGCAATACTCCGGTAGTACCAGCAGTATCAGTAATAACGCGTACATTTTCTGCGTATCTATACTGATTATTTGGTATCATGGTAACATCTACATCGAGATTCATACCACCTGTAAATGTATTTGTCTATAATGTATTAGTCATCATCTATTCCAATTATAAAGTATTTGTTCATCACCTGTAGTTTCAAAGAAAGTATCATGATCTCTCATTTCAGTATAAGGCTTATGCCAAACATTTTTAATAGTTTCTAATTCATCTACAGTAGGCATCATAGCTTCTGCGTAAGCTTGTTTACGATAGAAGTTCCAAGAGTTTCGCATATCGTAGTATATATTCTAACTAAGCTGTCCTTTCAAATATTTAGGATAAGACATCTTCATGGCTACATACCAAAATATAGCTTCAAAATAAGATGGAAGATCAGGTATCATTGGCATACTATCTTCATCTGTTATTATTGCGTGATATGATATTTTCACCCAACCACACGGTACATTTATATTAATATAACCAGGTTTAGTAGAGTATTGTAATCCTACATTAAATGTAGCAGGGTTACCTATTATCAGTCTACCATTATTACTAGGTATAGTATATTGATTTACTAAAGCACTCAAGGTTTGTTTAACATTTTTGTCTTCATTAAGTACATCAATGGCTTCTTTATCGCTATCTAGATTAAATATATTTTTTACTAAAGGTATCAATGCATCATCTTGTATTAACATTTTAGGATCGCATTGACCACATTTCTTGTATATACCAAAAGAGTTAGTTACTTTTCTCATAGGTAACCAACCACAACCATTCTCAAATGAGAAAGCTACTTGATTTAATCTATATAAATCACAAGGTAATTTAGCTTGATAATTCTCTACTCTAATATTTTCAACCTTATGTTCTAACTGTTGTACTGCTCCAATCTTTTCCATAGCTTCTCCAATCCATTCTCGTACATCAGTTATTCTTATTTCATCTTCTTTGAGATCTAAGTCGGCTATGATTTTAGCTAACACAGCCTTTGAACTAATTAACTTATTATCTATCATAACCTTATTTGATTGTCATATAATCATGTTCTTTATTCTTAATTATCTAAGCTAATTTACGTTTATTAGCTCTTGATGCTACGAACTAATATCTTGTTTTATTAATCAGTAAGCAATCTTTTTTACTCCAGAGAAACCTAAACTTATAGTAATTACTATGCTCATTTATAAAATATACCGGTTTGCCTTGTATCTTACTTTCATGATAGTCTATTCTAAGACTTTTATTATCAAAATTTTTAGGCTACCTTTTCACTATACTTAGATTTCCCAATCTACAGGGTAGTTTAAATTCTCTACTTTTTTCCATTACTTCTTCTACGATATATCTAAAGTAATCCTCAACTATCTGTCGGTACACTTTGTACTCAACATCGTATACAGTATCTCTTTCGATGTAGGATAAGTAGAACTCATAGAAGTCTATTACAGTATACGATTTTTTCATTGCTACTTAACATTAAGGTTCTACATATCATCTCTAGAATTATTGGTCTCATCTGATGGCATTTGATGCATGATATTTAACTCTTTAGTAAATATCATATCTTTAATAACTGGTATCATATGAGCAGGAGCAGGATAAGAATCATCCGGGTCAAAACATTCATTTATATCAGCAGGGTTCTCGGCTATTACTCCTATTTCAACCCATTCTAACTAATGAGTATTACCAGGATCTTCTACGTATAATCTGTTATTCTTAATATACGCTATATAGTCTCCGCATGTATATTTTCTGTACTTTTGATATTTCATTTTAGTTTCATTTCCTAACTGTATTAAGTTACCATACATGTCTTTAACATATACCAAACCTGTTCTGAAATGAAAGTCTATGAGCTTTGGAAGTTCTATGTCGCTTTTATATTCTGTGTGACCAGCTACACTATCTGTCTTATCAATATGTACACAAGGGATAGTCTAGACGTACATAGGATTTATATCCCTTCCTTTGTCTATATCCTACTTGATAAGTACAGCTCTATAATTATGAATCCATTGCTCAATCTATATCCTACTTATATGTTCTGATTCCGCTACAGAACTATTGCGCAATTCAAGTAGAATATCATCAATAATAGTATTCAGTGTGTTTAATTTCATAATGCATTATTTATTAAATATCTTTATAACGTATTTAGATGAGTTCTAAGCCACTTTATGGGTTTAATAGTACAATTGGTCAAGTAATATAATAGCGTTTGTCTAAAAGGCTTAAAATAAAAAAAGGCTAGTGTTAACTAGCCTCATTCATTGCTTTCTGCATATTCTATGGTAACATCTATTTCATCTAAGGTGGAACCATATTACTTGCCTGTTTTATTAAATCTTTAAGTTCTCTAATCTAATCTTGTAATTCCTATATTCTAGGATCTTCCTTTTCAGGCTCTTTCTCTGTATAATCTAACTACTTAAGTATAGCTTCACATTTAGTCATTTCTTCGTCATATCTAGCAACAGCTTCTTTTTTCGCTTTGTATTCATTGTAACTAGATTTAACCATATTAACTATATGTTGTTTGTCTGTAGCTACAGTAAGACCTAGTTGAGTATCATTAATTAATGATTTGCCTTCCTCTACTGTTAACTTCTTTTGTTCACCACCACAACTTATAACTATGTCTACTAACTTCTTTCTATTCTAGTTAGGCATTGGAAACTACTATGACGGTAAGTTCCATAAGGTTCGTCATCGTCATCATCTTCATCTTCATATTTGCTGTAGTTTCTATCGAAGTATTCTTCTTCTGCATCTCTCAGCTTATCGCACATTACATAAATATAATAGTACCACATTTTACCTTCATCAATGTCTTTGTCATTCAACCAAGCTTTAGCTAACTCCACAAAATACTTAGAGTTATTAGAACCGGTCATGTTAACAATTACTTTGTAGTAATCAGAGTAAACCATATTTAATGCAACATACCAATCATACTTATTGAATTTGCTATCAAAGCGAATCCCATATTGATTTGCAAGAGCAGAGGTTTCTTCTACAGACCAATGTTGGCCTCTAGATCCGTCTTCGTTTTCCATCTTACTTACAGCTTTACGGGCATGTTCTTCATCAAAGTGAGGACCATGTTTAGCTTCATAAGCCTTTGTACGGATTATTCTATGCATATTATTATTGATTAATATTATAGATTGATTTTATTTACTAATCTCTATTATTCTAGTATCTGTTACTTTGATAAGTTTGTTAGAATTGTTAATCGTATATTTTCTGTGAACATCTTTTTTGAAGTCAAAGTGAAAGAATCTGGCTAGCCACGTCTTATACTTATTACGATATTCTTTCTTTTCTTCTACAAACAGCGTTTGCTAGTTTTTCAAATCTAATGTGGCTGTTAAGATTGAGTCTTTTCTACTTACTATGATAGTTGTTAAATTGTTTAATTTTAATTCCTAAGTAAAGTCAACTTCTTTGGTTTTAATTATTGTTTTAACGGAATCTTTAACTTCGGTATTGATTACCTGTGCCTATACCAGATTCTTATCTTTGACTTTTAATTTCTTTTTAGTTTCATTCAATTGTTGTACTATACTATCTCTACTAGTATTGAGATCAGATATAGTTAGTTGTAATGTTCTATTTTCATCACTACTCTAGTCAAATAATGACTAATAATATTCACTGTTGTTGGATAGTCTAGCTATTTCTTTGTCCTTCTTTTGTAGCTGCTTGTACATAAAAAAAGCACTTACCGAGAGAATACATATGAAACCTATGGTAAGTGCTTTGAAATTCTTTGCAAGCCAGTTAACTACTGATATTATTGCTGTTATCATTGTTATTTGGTTTAAAATCATTTATATCTAAATCTACTCCTAGATACTTTTCACCTTTAGCTTTGATAACCTTGCCGAGTACTTTGTCTAATACTTTACATACTTTGCAATTCGGATGTAAATCCTTCATTGATTCTAGCCAAGATATGAATTCTGTTCCACATATCATACCGGATACAAACTCTACAGCATGCAAATCTAATGAAATCACGATATGAGTATCTATTATGTATGCGCCTACTATTAATAGAGCTGCTTCAAACATCTTATTAATAGTCTTCCATAGTTTATAAGACTCAACGTGTTTATGTCCGTATTTTCTTGATACCTTGTATCCTAATATGACATCTATCAGTATAAAACTAGTCGCTGCAATTATAGCTACCTAAACTGGTGCTAAGAAAGATGTTATTCCAGCAAAGCAACTGCTGGCGAATCTTCCTGCGCTACTAAATATACTTTTGAACAAAGTCATAATTGAATCTCCTACATTGTAAATCATAGCAAGTAATTTGAAAGTAAAAAACCCTGAGAGATTGCTCTGACAGGGATGACAATTTTATCTGAGATATACTTTTAAAACGTAAGTTACTTGTTTAGGTTTTCCTCTTTTTATTCTTAGATATGTATTGCAATAGCTCTTTATGTTTAGTCATTTTATTAAATAAATTGCGACCGTTACAATATTTAATCCAACCTATGTAACTACATATCTTTTGTTGGTAAACGTGCCTATCTAGATTCTATTTCTTATTCAGTTTGCTTAACTTTTTACAGAAGTTTTTCTTAATACGTTTTCTTAAAAGAGTATGAGTATGAAATATCTTGTATCCTACAAAGTCTATACCTCTGTCATCTACTTTAAATATTTGCCAATTGTCTTTAAAACTGATATTAAGTCTTTCTTCTAGATACTACTTCATATCCTTGAATAACTGTCTTAGATAGTCTTTATCTCCATGAAGTATTACAATATCATCTGCGTATCTGAAGTAATATTTTATGTGTTTTTCTTCTTTTACCCAATGATCTAGATATGTTAAATACAGATTAGCAAAGAACTATGATAAGTAATTTCCAATAGGTACTCCCTCTGCTGAATCTATAATTTCATCTAATATTACTAACAGTTGTTTGTCTTTTATTTTCTTTCTAATCAACTATTTTAATATTGCATGATCTATTGAAGGATAAAATTTTCTGACATTTAATTTAAGGCAATACTATGTGTTAGCTTCATCTTTTAATGCATGTTTGACATCTTTTAAAGCTTTGTGTATTCCACGATTTTTTATACAACTATAAGTGCCTTTAACGAAAGAAGATACCCATATAGGTTCCATTATATTCATTATTGCGTGATGAACTATTCTATCTGGATAATACGGAAGTTTAAATATTTCTCTTTCTTTCGGTTCATATATCTTAAATATGTAATATTCAGAAGTTCTGTATTCACCATTTATTAATTTCTTCTGAAGATCTAAGAGTAACTTCTCCCTATTCTTATCGAATTCAATTATTTCGGGTCTGTGTTGTTTTTGCCTTCTAGCTCTTTTATCTGCTAAATATAGATTATCTAAAGTTACTATTTTGTCAAATAAATTGTTATATCTTTTCATCTGTAATCCCTTACCGAGTTTTCACATATGTTACTAGCACAGTTAATTAGTATGTTATTTTTTGCCAAGGGGCAAGGTCTCCCTCTACAGTCTCTTAATTTCTTTACTTTTTTTAATTACGGATTCAGTGTACTGACATTAGCATTAGCATTGCTGAGCTCATTGTTAGAATTAACATTGAGTAAGCCTGAATTAGCACTATTACTCGCATTACTGCTTAATGATGAGGAACAACCTATCTATATTTTTAATTAAATTACGGTATATAGATTAACCGAGTACCGACATGAGCATCAGCATGGCCGGGCCCAAGGTGAGAACCAACACAGAGCAAGCCCGAATTAGCACCATAACCCGCAAAACCGCCTATTACTGTTAGCCTATCAGTTGTACTATTGTTAGTCCAATTGTAGTCACACCAATAAGTTGTAGTGTTACCACCAAATGCTTCATCTATTGGAGGAAATATGTCAAATGCTGCATTGTATACCAATTTCTTCTTATAACCTTCAGTAATAGTAGTACTACATTGATAGTCATAATCAAATACATCAGTAGATCCAAATGTACTTAAGTCGGTATTTATATAAACGTCATTTTTATTAGTTTGTGCATTAAAATGTACAAGTATGTCTATACAATTTTTCCATACATGACCAAATGGATTCTCAATACCTCTATAAGTAGGAACATTATAAGACTTCTGAGTTGCAACACCTTCTGCGTCAGTACTATTAACAGTAACGGAAGTTATACCAGTAGAGTTTCCATGTTCGTCTGTACTTCCACAAGGTATAAAACTCCATGTATCAACTCCATTTACTTTAATATTACCTGCAGTAACTCCATCTCCTAAACCTCCTTGATGGTATCCTTCTGCAGTTAATTCAGCATTGAAAGCTTTCTGACTATTAGTACATGCATATTCAACTAAGTAAAGCACAGTAAGTATTCTATGAGCTCTATAAGTATACATGTTCCAATTAGTAGTACTAGAGTTATTAGCCCTAGCTCTAGATTGCATAGTAGTTCTATTAATGCTTACTACCGGAGTGATAGATCCATTATTAATAGATTTTAACACATTGTCTACATTAGACGCTTCATATGCAGAAATATAGAACTTCTCTACATGTTCAGCTTCTGGAATATGAGGATCTGCTGGATATAAGTTCAAATATACAGTAGTATCATCTCTCATACATTTATACCAAAACTCTGGTATTTCTACCATAGTATTTAATGTCATGTCTCTATCAGTACCATCTTCATACTTGGTTCTATCTGTAGCATTAAGATATTTAACTGTTCCATCAGAAGTAATCGTGCAAGACTTCATCTTAGAATGTATAGGAAGTTCTTTATGCCAAGGCATGTATCCTGTTCTAGTCATTAATGTATTCTACGGTTCTATAGGAAAGCTAACCCCATAATAGTTAGTAAATACATTAACATCGCCAAGATATGCAGCTACAATATTTTTATCTCCTAATTTCATATTATTCGTGAATTAAATATAGTGTTTTAGAATCTTTAACGGACAAAGCATCATATTCTGTCTAAGTCATAGATACTACAGTAGATACTTCATCAGATGTTACACAGTGACTCAAGTCTACTGTTTCAGATAACTTATCCCATTCAGCAGGACTAGCTACAATACATACATAGTTAGCACCAGTATCTGTTAGATTATATACATCTCCAACTACAGCTGTAGCAGGTAGTGCTTCAAAATTAGCTACAGAACCTTTCACTCTATATACAGATGCTACTTTAGCATCTACTTGTTCCTTAGTATATGCATCTTGAATACCGTAACCAGACAAAGTAGTAGCTTTATTCGCTTTATTAGCTAGTTCTTTGTTAATAGATTCAATTAGATCATTATCAGTAATAGTACTCCATTCAGATCCAGTCCATGCTTTAATACATCTACCATATGGATCAGTTTGTAAGTCTATCCAATACTGTACTTCTTTGTGATTGGGAGTTGACTTACTAGGTACGAAATTTATAGTTTCTCTCATAGTTGTTCTTCTTTATTAGTCCATTTATCACTGCTTAACAATTTCTGTAATTCTTCTCCTTCATAAGTAGGATACGGATATACTACTTCCGGAGTTTCGTCTTCTTCTGTTAAAGGTAATGTCATTGCTGATGGGAATAGTAATTCATAGTTAGCAACTTTCATGATTACTTCAGTTCCATCTACACTATAACGAAATACTAAATGCATTTCGTCTAGTGTATCTTGTGTTATATCAATCAGCACTTCGGCTGGTACAACAATATATTTCATTCTTGTATAAATATTGGGTTAGTTAAATCAATTATTTCGTCTTTCTCCATTAGATTCTTTAGGAAGTTAATCTCTAGTGATGTAGGAGTAGCCCAAGAAATTAGAGAAGGAACTACACTCTCATCATACTTGTTATTTTGTCCGAAAGAATAAGTAGATAGTTTGCCATATTCAAATAAGAAAGCATTCTGGTTCCCGTCAGGATACAAAGTGTCACCTTTAATGATAAAAGGTTTGTCAGAAATATTTTCCTCTAACCAAGTTCTCTTTGCGATTACTGTAAAGTCATCAATTATAGGAATATTCTTATTAACACTAAAATCTTCTACTCCATCGTATACCAAACCATTAGGATACAGAGGAAGCATTTCAATGGTAACTTCTTCGTCTACTGCAAGAGTAGATAAATCAAACCATAACAGATAGTACATTCTATCTTTATTTGCGTCTAATTCAGTTAATTCCTCTTCGGTTAAATGCCTTAAATTAATAGAAGTATCTTCATTAGGATTTAAGGTAATATTATTAACTACATATCCAAAGTTTTCCCCGTTAGATTTATAGGAATGCATATCCCAGTAAACTCTAATAGATTTATTAGCTTTAACTTTAAATGGGATATCCTTTGTTATAAATTCTTTAACAGTACTGTTTTGGAAATACCAGCCATAATCCGAAGTACTTAGATTCTTAAGTGTAATACTATATCCATTTCGAGATACAACATCAATATAACCATTATCAGGAGTTAAATACCAATCTAGTTCATTATCAAACTTAGCAAACTCATAACCATCATAACCTGACATCTTATCGTAAGCATGATTATAATTAATCAAATCATAATCACCTACAGCTACACCTCTTTGTTGAATAGTTGCTTTATCTTCATCAAAGTTAGTCTTACCATAAGCGTCCCAATAATAATCAGGTTTCTCTACTTTTGCTTCAACGCCCACATACTCATTCAATTCCTGTATCTTATCGTCCGTTGAGATTTCATCGAAGAGCATAAAGTCGTAGAGAGACATCTTAGCATACACAGTATTTGCATAATTAGTTCCTAACCACTAGAAATAGCTTTAGTTATTCCTGTTACTTTAATTTTTCCTTTATAACTTGTATTTCTATAATAGAAAGATGTTTGAGTTAAAGCATTTACATACTTAACAGTTTCACTATTTACGAGAACAACATCGCTAGCGTGAACTGTGAAACGCGATGATTTATAATCATAAGGATAACCATTGGCTCCACTCATTCCTGCATAAGCCGAGTTATGGATAACTCCATTATTACCGTGACCGGATATATCAGGAATGTATCCAAGTATTTTATATGAGCTGTTAGGTATATTCAATAGTCTAGGAGATAGAATACATTTCGGTTCATTATCGTCAAAAGTATAAGTTTTGAAACTAGTAAATGCCATAGATTTAGATATAGTTCCAATTGAGCCATAAACCATCTCTTCTCCGTTATATAATGCTTTTACTAAAACATTATACATTTCAGGTAAAATGTTGACATTCCCATAGAATGTAAATTCATCTCCTACTTTTAATTTATCACCCCATGTTACAGATTTATCATTAACATAAATACGAGGTACTCCTGGATAGCAATTCGTAAAGTCTATATCCTCGTATCTGATGTACTCGTCAATGGTGATGTTTACTTCTTGTGGAGAATCATAATTATATATTGCGCCAATATTAAAAGCCGTATCATCAACCACACTTCTTTTATAATCAATATTTACTCCGTTAAATGTAAATACCGTAAGTTCGTCAACATTATTTTTTAGATAAAAAATAGCTCTAAGATAAACATCTTTGGGTATATAATCGCCTATATTAATTCTCTTTTGATAATTATTTAAATAAAAATCTAATGGACGTAGTTTTCATCCTGTTCGATAGTCATAGTAATCTTCTGTGGAGACTTACTATCTATTGTAGAAGGAAAACTATATTTCATAGTAGAAGGATTATACGCAGAACTAGGAATATCAATAGTATTACCGTTGATAACAAATTTAGTCATCCTATCAGCAGCGTTATTCATGGTTATCACCACCCATATTTCACTGTTTTCAGGTATATAATCTCCTGCATTTAACAATGTAGGAGTACCTCTTATTACAAATGTTGGCTTACTTGCTAATTCAACACTACTTTTAATAACAGGTCTAAATTCAACCATATTAGGGTATAGTGTTCCTAACTTATGCTTCTTTAGTTGTCTTTCGATTAGAAACTCGGACATGGAGTAGGGGAAAGACATGAGAGAGTAGATAGCCCCGTTGAAGAAACGAGAATCTCTATCTCGAATTGTCCCTAGCCATAATTTATCACTATCTTTAGACGTTCCGATAGTTAAATCTTTTCCATTATAACTATATGTTGATTGATAACTTATACCTCTAGTAAAATCAGTATTAGCAACTTTACCATTATCTTTATAGAAACTCCAAGTACTTATCTTATCAGGAGCAGCTAAATATTCAAATATGAAGGCTCCATGCTTAGTTGCGTCTGCTGAATCCTCGGATTTAGAAGCGACTACTCCGGCTGTATCACCAATAGATGTTATTTGTCTATCTATAATGAAAGTATAATCCTTGTAAACAGGCATCCCTGTCACCTTACCGAAGTCATTTACTCCGTCAAGCAACAATCCTCCTTTGTAACTAGGTAATAGAGTTATCTTAACAGAACCTTTGTTACTTTTAGGATTAACCCATTCGCCAAGACTCATTATTTCTGCATCTTCCGGTATATCTGTAAACTTATCAATAGTTGCTAATGTTATTGTATTTACACCCGATTTTAAAGTTTCGTATAATGCCTTAGTTGTAACATTCTCGTCTATCTTATATTTACATTCATGAACTAATAGCATATCATCTTGGTATAGAACTATATTAATAGAATCATGAACTTTATCAAAATCAGAAGTTCTATTAATCATACTTACCCAATAAGCATTAGAAGTAGAATCTACTACTCTAGTAAACTCATCTATTTCTGTTACTGTCGAAGTTTGATAAGGAGTATTAGTCCAATCTTTAAATGTTTCATATTGTTTAGCCGCGATACCACTACCGCCTTTCCAAGCTAGATTATTTAATTGGATATCTCTACCATTACCTGAAAAGTCAATCAGCTTGTCGCCAAACTCTGCGTGGTTCTCGTTAGTGATTCCCTGCTTGATAGTATTACACAGTATATCAGGTTTAAGAGTTCTATCCAAGTTGAAGTAAGCGATTACTTGCTTGATTTGGTCGGTAGTCAGTACCTTGTTGGCGATGATTGTCCAGTACCAAGCTACAGAACTAAAATCACCAGTATTATTACCGTCATTATACGAATATCCTTGAACGCTAAAATTACCATTGATTATGGAGTCTCTATTGTCACCATTAGCTGTATAATCATTCTTATCGCCTAATATATTATTTACAACTGAAAGACCCATTAAGTCAGAAGAAGTATATCCATATATTCCAGTCTTGTCGTAGTTATTCACGATATTACGGAAATAGCCATTGGCACTACCTCTTATATAATTGGTAAAAGATACATTATTAGCTGAATCTTTAACCTGATGAATCATGGACACAATGGTTAGCTCATTGCTTCCTCCTAACATCTCTTCTACAGTCTTAGTAGAAGTAATCAAGTCATTAACGCCATCTGTAACAAATGCTCCTTGGAATTCAGGTACCTATTCTATAGTTACTATATCAGAACCGTTATTTGCAAAACCGCAATTAGTGCCATCAGAACTACTTTGTACATTATATCCTATAGGTAACTCATAATATCCATCCTTAGCCATGTTTATAGATTGTTGAACTCCATCATCTGTTCTGTAATAATACCTAAAATGATAAGTTTCACTTAAACCGCTAACCTTTATTTTAAATGACGGTATGTCTTCATCCATTGATGGATATGGTAATAATAGCTATCCTCCTTTATCAAATACTACTTTGTTATCACTTATACTTATTATGTTTTCTCTATATGGAAAGTATTGAAAAGTAATATTATATTTACCATAACCACTATTAAGATTATAAGAAGTATTACTAATTATAAACGGATTATCTTTATCTACTAAGTTCCTAACAATAGCTCTATCACTATCACTATTACTTTTGTTACCTACTACAACTACAGCCTTAAGAGAAGCTAATACTTCTGGTTCTATATAAGGTAAGTCTGTCTGCATGTCACCAATCTTCCATTCTCCTAAGACACATGAACCTACTTTAGTAAATAGACTAATGCGTATCCAAGTGTTCTTGAATTCGCTTAGGTCTATATAATCTGTACTAGAATAAGTTCTTTTTAAAGTAGTATCTCCATATGCTATTACTTTTACTTCAATAGTACCTATATAGTTAGCCGGTTCTACAGTAGACTCATTATCTGGCTGTAGATACCTAGTTAACCTTGGAAACACATAGTATGCCTAAGGATTAATGAATATTGGATTATATAAAATTGTTTTCATCTGTATCCCCCTCTGTATTACTTAATAGTAATAGTAATTTCTTCTCCATTTTCTACTGCTTCTTGCATCTTAGCATATAATGCTTTAAATATTGCAGTACTCTCTGTTACTTTACCAACTACATTATTTTTTCCTACCAACAGGCACCCATCTGTATCCCCCTCTGTATTACCTATGTGAATTAGAATGCCATTGAAACTAGGTACATCTAACAATCTAGGTAGCTTTCCATTACAGAATTTATACTGTTTGTACTTACTAAATTTAGGAGACACAACATCTAAAGTAACTTTATATGTACCAGTAGGTATAGCAGTCTTACCATATACTTTAGCTTTCTATATATCCTCTAATGGCATATCTTGTGTAAGTCCTCTGTCTGTATCTTCAAGAACATTGCAGAACTTAACACCATCTATATACATATTACTTATAGTATATGTACTCTTTTTAGCTATTCTTTCTGATATTATATGCATAACTTCAATAATAATATTATACCTACTTGAATTGCTTGACCTATCATACCACCAATTATAGTAGCTATCCAGTCTAACCAATCCCATTTACCACCATACATCTTATCTTTAAACTCCATACCTGATGCTAGACCAGCTACGAATAGTATGGTGAACAGAGCACCTGGTACAATTGCGTACTTCAGGTGCTTCATTCTATTACTTTCTTTTAACCATTTAATTTGCATATCTTGTAGTTCTAGGTTGAGCGTCATAAACTATGCTGCCGAGTAAGTCAGCAGCTAAGTTCATGCCAAATTGTTTATCGTCATTATCTATTTCGTTTACCTTGACTAATACATACTACAACATAGTATATATGCCTTCTAATAACTCTCTATCAGTTAATAACTTCACATCCATATTAATCCCTCATATTAGTTGCCCATTGTTCTGGTATACTACTACTATTAGTGATAAGACTCTTACTCATGTAAGCAAATACATTTTGTTTATTCGTATTAGTAAGATTATTTAGCCATGTCCAGAATTCTGGCACAGAACCTGTTGTGGAAGTATCTCCATAGAATAAACCTGTTACATTCGTAAGATTCTTATGTTTAGATTGAGTAAACAGATTTGATCCTATCTTCTTAGGTCCTTGTCCCATCCATCCTCCAGTAGAACTGGTACTAGCTAATGCATATGATATATTCTGTAATATATAATTATACTAGAATGTAGTATCACTTAACTGTTGAACATCATCAGCAGAGCCTTGGAATGTAGCATCATAGAATAAATAAGATATATCTGTAAGAGCTAAGTTCTTACTAAGTAAAGTAGAAGGTATAACTACTTTTGCAGGTATATATATTCCACGGAATAGTCCTGAAACGCTTTTTAATGCAGTATTGTTAGATAACATATCAGAAGGGAACATCTGTCCATTATTACTATCGTCATTCCAAGTATATGGATTAATGCAATAACAATACGCAAACACATTAGTTAAACTGGATATGTTAGTGAGAGTTTTGAATATTCTATTTGGTATTCTACCATATATACCATAATTATATCTTTGTACTCCATTATCAATTTTTCTACCACTGCCTGTGAGAACATCTGATATATTAATATTAGTATTATTGACGCAATACTTAAATAGATCTGATGGAACTATGTAATTCATACTATCTAATCTATGCTATCCAGCAGGACTAAGAGGATATCGCATATCATCTTCATTGAAGAATTCTGATGGTATATTAGGATCAATATCTGTTATAACACCAGATTGTATGTTCTGATACAAAGTGCTGTTCTATATCAAATCCCCTAGACCATATACTCCATCATAGTAATCAATATTCCATATTTTCTTGTAAGGACTATAGTTTGGATTCTTTATTACTCTATGTATATTCTTATTGGGATTATCAATATATTCTGGAGTAGAACCAGGATTATTAGGATCATACACAGGATTAGGTATTTGATCTCTCGGATCATACGCAGTATTTACTATGAATTCTGAGACATTGTAATTTTCATTAGTTATTATCAAATCTCCTGCATCTTCAACAGTATTTAATTCTACTTGCTTTCTGATGTATCCTTCCGCATTAGGGCTAGAGAAATTTGCCAATGCATACCGCATATCAGTTATACTACTTCTAACAGCTTTTATTGATTCACTGTAATCAATAGTTTGTGGAAGTACTGCATCAGGATCATGTTCTCCTTCTTCAGTTATACCAAAGTTTTCAGTTATTCCTAGTCTAAGTGCATCTGCATAACTCCAACCAGTAGAAGATCTTACTACATCTCTTTCCATATAAAACAAACCATATGGAACTCCTCCTTCTTTTGTATAACTGTTTGAATCTTCATAGAATGCATATGCAACATTTGTAAGTTTACAATTAGTAAATCCTTTACCTGTCAACTTATACTTTACTGATTGATTTCTAAAGCAACCTGTTATCTGTACTAGATTTGAACAGTCCTAGAAGATGTTTCCTGGTAGTTCATATACTACACCACTGGAATTAGGAATAGTTATGTTAGCAAAGAAACACGGGCATGCAATTAGATTAACAACGCCTTTAAATACATCATAAGGATATATTTCATCAGACTCTCTAACAAATACTCTATTTATACCAGCGCCATGAAAACATGTAGCAGCCTAATCTGGAATTTGATTAATATCTTCTGCATTACCTATGTATTGTAAAGTAAGTTTAATCTACCTAAACATACTATTGTGTATAGGGAAATACACCTTATCTCCATCATTAGAAGTTATATAGAAACATCCTAATAATTTAGTTATTTGCCTAGAGAATAAATTGCTGCTATCAAATACTGAATTACCACCAAATAGATTAATCAATGAACCTTTAGCTTTGATATTTCTGAAACTCCAACTAACTACTTTTAGTTTATTATTATAAGCAAATAACGGACTATATGTTACACTATCGTCAGTACTTTCTGTATCGAAATTAAACCAACAACCATTAAACATATTAGCTATAGTATCTATATTGGGAAGATTTCTTAATAATTTAGATGCTCTAGCATACGCTCTTCGTCCCTCTGCTACTTCTGTTGAAGTTAAAGTTTCATCACAGTTATCCACAAATATTACATTGCTATCACCGTAATTGAACATACTATACAGATGCGCCAATTGTAAATACTGATTGTTGCCTATCTCTGCGAAGAACAAATCATCTATGTAGAAATTGCCAGCAGTAGTTTTAAACATACTATTACAATATACTAACTTCTTCAAAGGGCTTAATAAACCATTGTATTCAGTAATTGTATCTCCAGTATGAGTAGGACTATACATGGGACCTGTTAGTCTAGTAGCGTAGAAGGCATTAGTAGCATTAGTAATGTTACCGCAATATTTAAATGTATCTCTACTTAAAGGATTACTAAAATCTGTAATTACATTTGAACAAGAATGAAATATAGAAACAATATTTTCAACATTGTCACACATGTTCAATATATAATATACATCGTATAAGTTTACTTTAGTTCCTACAAAGCAGTTACTTAAATTAGTAGTACCTATAGATATATTAGTCTCTAATCCTTGATTGTTATCCCACTATTCCTAACCTTCTGCAGTATCTGTATCTGGACCATACCATTGTCCTCTAGTTGGTTTAATAGTCACGTCTTCTAGTACGTCGTGTATAAAGAAGTTAGGACAAGTACTGAATACACTTCCTGATATTAGTTTTATGTGTCCAAATACTCTGGTTAAACTAGAACAATTATTAAAGGTAGAACTATTAACTTCTAAAGGGTTGGTTTTACTATTCTTGAATTTTACATACTTAGAACTATTATAGTACATATACAGATTAGTAAAAGTAAATGGACTAAGATCTAGTATTCTTTCACCTGTAGATGTAGTAGCTACAGGATCATTTCCAAATTGAAATGCATTAATATTACTTGAAGCAATATTTAATACCTTCAATTTATTGAATCCTGGTGCAAATTCAATTACATCAGTAGTATTTGTATTATCTAGATTCAGTTCTTCAAGATTAGAAGCTCCTACTAAACTAATACTTAAGTTAGCATTATTGCAATTAGATAGTGTTACAGACTTAAGTGCATTAGCATTTGACACATTAAATGTGGCTAACTTATTACAGTTAGGTGCATAAATTCTTTCAAGCTTAGCACAACCAATAATATTGATACTAGTTAAGTCACTCAAATTACGTAAGTCTAATTCCGTTATCTAGTTACAATTACTTACTTCTACAGATTGTAGTTTATTACATCCTGTAAAATCAATTTTACTAATAAAAGGTTGGTCAGCTAGAGTTACTCTTTCTATCGCAGAATTTGTTAGAGTAAGAGTAGATAGTGCGGCATTAGGCAGTGCTAGTGAAGTTACACATCCATTTGATATATCTATTGTCTTTAATTTGTTATAGTTCTATACGTCTACTGGAAATGAGTTAACACCACTGTTTCCTGACCAAAAACTAGTGTTAGACAAGTTAATATGTCTAATATCTGAAACACTCTTACCATCCTATTTCTTAACGAATATAGTAGCAAAGTCTATAGGATTCGATGATAATGTACTAGTATTTTGTATATCTATTTCGGACATACTAGGCAATGACATAGATGTCATAAAACCTTGAAACCTAATTTCATCTAGTCCCATCATGTTACTTATTTCAGACATATTATTAACAGTAATCTGTGTATTGAAAGATGACAATGATGAAAGATATATGTCCGTATCTACATTTTCTTCAATATAATATCTAGTCTCGCTACCAGCAGCATTACCTATATTTACTGTAAGAATAGCAGGACTATTTATCTTAACAGTAAGTTTAGAATTGTTAGTCTAAGCTCCACCACATTTAAATGAACCTTTCTCGTTGTAGGGATAAATAACATTATTGTTAGCAAACAAGAATACTCCATCCATAAACGTCAAACGCTTCTTTAACCAATCTCTTACAAAGTCATTACGTGTACCATGCAAGAATTCTACATTAGCATATGAAGCAGGACTGTCTTCATCTTTCTGGTATTTAGTAAGATACTTTACTCTATAGTCATAGTTGTATAGAAGTTCTCCACAGTTTTTCGTTTGAGCACTGAAGTAATTTTCTACATACATAGAAGAACTGGTTAATAAAGAACTATTAGTTCTCCATAAGTCCCATAAACCATTGTAATCACTTCCTGAATATACTCCAGTACTTATGAATCTACTATCTCTTAATACATCCCATAATCTACTAGAATACTCATCGTAACCATTGTTTGGATCATTTTGTTTGATTACTAAAGAGTTTACTCCTGAACTAGCATCTGCATTACTAAAACCATCTATATAAGCGGTTTTAGCCACGTTCTCTTCTCCAGTATTACTAATACCATTTCCAGTATCCATATCGTAAAAACAAGGCCACCATTTGTTCATATTAGAATCTGTGAGAGATCCTCCAACATTCCACGATCTTAATACCATGTTTTTACCTAGAGAGTCAACAAGCCCAAATACTACACATATCATGAAGTATGAATAAGCATTTCTAATACTCAATCTTAAAGTAAGATCATCAGCTAATGCAGACCATGATTGCTATGCAGGATAAGTTCCTCCTGTTTTCTCATAACCTTTATTGATAGTATTCCACCTATACTTATCTATCTCTTCACCAGTCATTCCAGCTAGAGTAGTAAATAATAACTACAACCTCTACCATATATTATTATCAGTTACAGATGTAGCATCCTATGTAGCTCCATTAAATTTGAATTCACCTACGTGCTGTAATACAGTTAAGTCATCCTACATAAATAGAGCTGTATGTTGTATACCTTCTGGAGTTTCTATTATGTTTGCATTATCTCCGAATTCATACGAGTAAATCTACTATTGATTTATACTACCGAAGTTTTCATCCACCTTATAAGCTTCATACTTAGTAATGAAAGCAGGAAGAGGTTGATCTACATATTCTCCGGTAACATTCTTAATCTTAGTAGTAAAGTTCTTTAAGAACTTCATACCCATGTTGTAGTATGCAGCACGACCCAAGTTAAATGAATATATACCTAACATTTCTTGAGTACTAGTACCATCAAACTATATAAGTAGAATGATTGGAAAACCTTCTAGAGTATGCTTAATAGTAACTTCATTGTGTACTTCACTAGGTGTAACAGAGTCTACAGGTCGTCTAGCTTCTAGTTCTTGCATAGGAGGAGTCTTATCGAATAACACATCTGCATTATCATTGATCCATTTACCTATAGATGCATTATTAGCATGAGCACTGTCCACTACGTCTGCTTTCAAAGTAAATTGATTCTCTGGCATCCACGTAGCTTTAGGTTGGAATAACTCTGGACCTATGCTTTTTCCTTCATCGTCTGTTAGTATTTTATTAAAAGCAACCTCTAAGTTCTTACTTCTATAACCTGTAGATGAAGTACCCTGAATCTATATAGACATATCTGTAGTAGATACAGCTGAACCACTAGTAGAATCTGGGTCGAAGTAACTGAATGTACAACCATTATACAATGTAGTATTAGGACCAATTGCCTCGTATACAGCTTTAGTAAAACCTGAATTGGAGCAATTGATTAATGCTACAGGCAATGGTGGTTTTCTATTTACGTCACCTATCAAACTATTAAAATTCAACTTAGCATAAGTACCGGTAGAATCGTCCCATAAAGTAGATGCATTACTGTTTTCTGTAATGCTAAAGAAATTCTTTAATTTGAGGTTATTATACTCTGTAAAGTCTACAGAACCTGTACTAGTAAGCGTAGATCTTACTCTAGCATTTAGAGCATTAATTACTATTTGCTTATCATTTAGTGGAGATCTGAATAAATTCATTTCATAGAATTCCACATCACTAAAATTAGTAGGTCTATCATTCTGGTAAGTACACCCAAGATATATCTTACTAGAACTACTCCATGTGAAATTATCTTTAATCTCTCTGGCTACATTTAATACTCCATTGACAAATATCTTTACTTCCTTGTTACTTTGATCTACTACAAAATCAAGAGTATTTACAGTATTCTATTGTATCTTACAAGATATACTTTCTTTAATAGCACCGTCTGTATACTTCCAAACTACATCTTCAAGGTCTACTTTAATACCTTCTTGAAATTGATTATCTGAAGAGTAATCTCCAATAAAGAACACACTTCTATCATTGTATGGATGTAAGTCTGTTTTAAATGTAGTAGATATAGTAAAACCTAGTCTAGACCAGTTAGTATTATCTGCAGTAGATGCAGCGAATGGTTGTAAATCTACTACCCCATATGCTTCTCCGGCTAGTCTTAATTTACTCTATCCATTTTCATTCAAGAAACCTGATAGTATACCATTAGTATCATATACATTTAAATTGGTAGTTACAGATTGTTCTTCTTGCTATCCTGGCATAATAAAGTTAGATACAACACTAGGCCAGATTTTAGCAGATGTTTCTTGAGGGAATGTAGCTTGTTTTATATTCCACTATGCGTACATAGTATTGTTTGGATTCTATGTAGGAATCAAACTTTGATCTGCAGCTATGACATTACATCTAAGGATAGTATCAGTTATAGGACTACCTTTTTCAGACCAACATCTTAAAGTAATAACATAGTCTCCCAAGTATGATTCTTCTTGTGGAATAGACCAACTAAATACTTGAGCTTTACCTCTTAACACATAACTGTTAGAATTGAAATTACTACTATCAGCATCGAAGTTACCTATATCAGTTGTGATAGTACCTCTTTGTATTCTGATAGCATAATATATAATTGATACTCCTGCTAAGTACGGAGTAAATGAGAATGATATATTACCAGACTATGCGAACTCTGTTGGTTCTGTTCCTGCTTCTATATCAGCTTGTGTAGTGATTCCATCTACCAATACTACTAGTGTTTGTCCATCTTCTACTACTACTTTATTAGTAACAGTATCTGATTGAATTACCTAAGTATCTACAGAAGTAGTAGCTTGCGCAGATATAGTATATGAACTACCAGCAGTAGGAGTAGCACCATTGAATAAGTCAAAGAAGTTTACATCTAATAACTTAGGTTCTACTGAAGTAAATTTTCCTACAGAATAACTCTTAGATATACCATTAGTTGTATTAGTAACTATAAGAGAAGTTTCAGAACCTAATACCTTATTAGTTATTTTATAAGTAATATTGTATGGTAAACCTATAGTAGCAGTTACAGAAGTTACGGAAGATTCTAGACTGATAGATGATTCTACTACAGTAAGTAAGTAAGGGCTTACTGAGATACCTTCTGTATTCTCAGCAGTAACAACAATACTGTGACTAGCTGAACTAGAAAATTCAGCAATATTAGGAATTTCTAATGTACCCTATACTGAAGAATAACCTACTTGATTACTTATAATAGTATTACCATCTAGTGATACAGATATGTTATACTTCTCATTAGGTTTAGTAGAACTAATAAGATAATGTAGTGTTAACTTAGTAGAAGTAGAATATAGATAATGTACGCCTTCAGTAGTAACGATACTACTGTCAGTAAGCTTAATAGAAGCAGTGGTTCCACCACCGCTTCCTCCGCCACCAATAGTACCATTTAATACGACCCAGCTTAGATTTCTTTTAGTCTCTTCTACTTTATCGTCCATATCCACTAATACCTGATTAACGGATTTAAAGGTTTGACCCTCTTCTAAAAAGTGAGGGTCAGTAACCATGATACCAGAAGCATTACCTGAAGAAATTATATCCCAAGTGCCGGTAGATTCATTATACTTTTTTAAATTCATTTTGTTATAACAATTATGTCATTACCACTATTAATTTCTCCGTTTCCACCAATTGCTGCAGGAGGATTACTACTACTAGGAATGTTAACATTATATTTACCAGCAGAAGTAAATAGATAATTTATCTTTTTAGTAGTACATTGAATATTATCCGCAGATACCTTATAAATAGTATAGAAAGGATATCTTTGCCCAGCATTTACTTTAGCTGTAATATCCGTTTGACTAGTTTGAGTAATAGTAGCTGGGAAGAAGTAGTGATCCCAAGGAGTGTATGGAGATGGCAACTCTTTATTAGAAGTGTGTTTATAACCTGTAGCTTGATTAGTAATATATACAGGCGCTGTTATCTTCTCTACTAATTCAAATGTACACAAGTGTTTTTGAGTCTTATATGCATCATTACCAATCCATGTAGATGGGAATAGTTGACCCTCTAACTGTGGATCAGAGTCATCCGAAGCAAGAGTAGTAGTACCAAACGATTCTTGTAACATTTCTTCGGTTACTTGGATAATAGGTTTCATAGTACTAGCTGGATTTTCTTTTAAAGGGAATGTAGCAGCATAGGTATGTTTGTGTCCACCTATAGCCAATCTAATGTCATTCTCCTGACAGAATTTACTAAACCAGTACTTATTATCAGCTGTAGTATTATAGTTCAAGTGACTACCTGATCTTTCAATCTTACTGTTCTCTGTGTTATCCCAATAGAAATTACTGATCACATTCTGGGTAATAATAGTAAATGGTAACTCATGAGTAAATGCTATCTTCCATGTTTTATCAGAATTCTTATTAATATCATTCTGACACCATGTCTTCATATTAGAGTATACTAAACCATTTGTACTCAGTCCATATACATTCTTTTCAGTACCATCTGTAATTTCAGAATTGATAGCCATAAAGTGTACATTACCGTAATTGAATGAATATAGAGAATCAATAAACACTTCTTTATCCTCAATATTGAATATAGGTGGATTCTCTTCATCAATTTCAAAAGTATAGAAGAATGATAGGTTTTTAGGATTAATCTTTGAACTATCGCCTCCATTACCTAACTGATAGATATTAGCAGGGCACAGGTCATTATTACCGATAACAGGCATTTCCTCGAAATCTCTCATAGCTTGTCTACCTGTATAGTAATCAATCCACTCATTGACACGATTACCATTTTGAGTCATATCACCAGTATTAACAGTAAATTCCATCTCTGGTACATTTTCTGCTATGTATTCTGCTGATGATTTCCATATCTGATACTCATCCCATCTGAATCCCTATTGATCTGATACTTGAACAAAAGTGAAATCATCTCCTACTTCTCTAACTGTAAAGTGCATTACATCACTCTCATAATTAGCATCTCTTACTACTTTATAATCATAAGTACCTGCGCTAAGGTTTTTGATTATAACCTTATGAGTAGTAAATGCAGTACCGTCAGTAAATTCAGATCTAATTCTATTGTAATACTTCCTATTCCCAGTTTCATTTTTAAATGATTCTACTTTATTCCAATCACTCTCTGTAGACTTTTTATACCATAGGAATTCATCGTGATATTCGGTAGATATCCAATTAAAACATCTAGTAGCATTAGGAGCAGTAGCTTGAATACCGAAAGTACAAGTAACATAATTAGGCTTAGTATCGTCTAATTTAGTCTTATTGTAGAATATGTCTTTATGCTCATAAGTAGCCTTAGGAGTATAAGATTCTATCATAGGAATAACATCTTTCGTAAGATCTACGAAATACCAATCATTAGCGTTATTTCTAGCACTCAGAGCCTTAGTTGCTTGACTAACTGGATCCATACTATAATACTTAGTAAATAGTCTATTAGAATTAAGATATGCATAAGGACTATTCTCTTTAGCATCAATAGTGTCTGCATCTCCTGCATTCTCTTTATTCAATCCTACTAAGTCGATATAACCTTTACTAACTTTATAACTACCTCCTACATTACTATATGGCGATGCTACACTAGAGGAAGTATCACCCCAAGTAAGGTAGAATTTAGCTTTTGTGTTATCAAACTTAATTAATCCTCCGTCCTTAGCATACCACTCCATATCATAACTATTTACTTTAATACGAGTAGTATTCGCGTCCATTACTGAACATTGTGCTCCTCTAATGAGGAACGTTTCTCCTTTCTTAATTAGCCCTTCAAGAGGAAGAACCTCCCAGTTAGTTCCACCACTAGAATACTGTAGTGATAAACCGTTAAGATTGATATCAGCATCAGTCAAATTGGATAGTTCTACAAAGTTATGGGAGCAATAATTATATGAGTGTTCGTCTGCAGTTAATCCACCACAATACAAACTATTAATGTACAATTTCTGTAAATACAGAGATGTTACATACACCCAACCTGTAGAAGGATCTGTTTGTCCTCCAGTTGGTTCTGCTTGAGGTGTATCGAGTTCTTTCATGTAAACAATAAGTTTACCATCGTTACTTACCTTAACACGATAAGTTTGTCCACTTGGAGCTACAAATCCAATATAGTCCAGTTTATCTAAATCATCTTTAGTCATGCCTTCGTCTCCTGGGTCTGGGTCTTCACCTCCACCACCTCCGGATTTGTTAATCCATACAAGGTTACCTTCACTTTTAATATAAAGCCTTTGGGTATCGGTACACCACAATAATTCACTATTTAAAAATTTATCTTGATTAGCTAGTAAATCTGTATATTTACCTGCCTTAATACATAAGTGCTTAAGGTTAGGTACCATTGTTTCAGAGTATGCTGGATACTCTGGATCTCTAGCTGTATTAGTTCCTATATATTTTAGGTTCTATTCTTCTGTATACTCTACAGGCTATTCTGGGTCTACACTAGTAATTACATCAGCTGTATTATTAGTGAAATCTCCTGAACTCAACTGATTGTTAAATGCGTATTCATACTTTTTAATTTGCTATTGAATAGTATTAACAGCTTGTATTAAGCTCTGTAAATCTTCATTTACATATTCAGGAATTGACTTCTCGGAGTCATCGGCCCATATGTCATTAGTATCTAAAGGCGGAGTATCTGATATAACAATGTTAGTACCTCCATCACCACTCCCGCCTTGCACTACTGACCAACCTCTACTATTATTTCTATTTTCCCAGCTGATTAATTGGTAATAAGCCTATGAACTCTGTACGAACCACCTCTAACCTATAGCATCATTATTAGTGTTATCTTTACTTTCGCTAAGTATAGAATCAGAAATAGTATACAGATCACTAGTAGTAAAAACCTATTTATGCCCAGAAACCTATGTTGCATTAACTGCTCCATAGGCTTTAGGGTTATTACTACCAATCTTCGACGGGAATGTGATTATACTCTCTGTCATTTAAAATTTAGTTTAGCATTAGTAAACGCTCCTGGATTAGCAGAAGTATATACTCTCATTGTTAATTTAAGTCCTGTATCAGTTGTGAATGATTCTTCACTATAGTTAAATGCTTGTGTAACATTATAAGCATCATTCTAAGTAATAGTAGTCAGCTTAGGAAAATTACTAGGATATTTGTACACAAAATATTCACTGCCACTAGTAGTTATATTGGATATAGTTATGTTGTTAGAAGAAACTAATTGTTTATTCATATTACCTTCTACTCCATAATAAGCAGGATATAGGAATGTAATTTTACTATTTACTGTTTCTTCGTCATCTCCAGTAGCTGGTACTAACTGTCCATCTACTACTTCATAACCAGTCTTAGGAGCTTTAAGTGTTACATAGTAATTAGCATTAGATAATGTTTCCATCTCTACTGTAGGAGATTGTATTCCATCTTCTGTTAATTCACTAAATACATTACTTTCCATAGTTTCAGGATCTTTATAATTTTTCTTTGATTGCCACATATAGTTACCACTCCATTTATAGGTATCCCCTATTTCAGTATTAATGTTTAGTGAGTTACTAGTATTACCAGTTCTTTTATTAGTCCACTATACTGTCATGATTGGTTTAACTAGAGGAGTGTTTGTTTCTATTTCTCCTCCACCTCCGCCTGTAACTTCACTCCATTTAGCATTCTGTCTAGCATACTACTTACCATCAATCGGAGCTTCTTCTATACCTCCTCCTAATTGGAATAGGTTGTATATTACTCTACCGTGTAAACATTCAGGTTCTGTATAAGGAGTGAACAAATTACATATAGTAGTAAATCCTAGTGGAATGTCGGTCCCTATCTGTCTTTCGCAATGACAGATCATAGCTTTCAACATCTACCGATCTTGAACGAAATCTACTTTACTAAGTAAAGATGTTAGTTCATTTACACAGATAGATGCTAAAACATCTCTGTAATTTATTTTAACAGAATATCTCAATTGCTTATCTATCGCATTTTTCATTAGAGTTGTAACATTTTATAAGTAACCCTTCCCACGGTCCAATTATCTACAATAGAAACCACCCTATTTTGATTTGGACTTATCAACACTAACTCATTTACATAACCAGCATTAGATATTCCATCGAAATCAATAGCAGTATTATTCGGTACTCTTATCTTTGTTAATGTAACAGAACTGTATTTAGAGGGTAATATCACTCCATAATACAAATCTCCAAGATAACAAAAAGCTTTGAAACAACCGGAAAAGTAATTTGTTATCAAAAGAGGGGTATCTGATATATTTGTAACAGTATATGCCGACCATTGTTTTTCAGCACTAGCAATATCGTATATCCAACCACTACCAACACTTATATGTTGATGTGTACCTCTCCCCATTATATCATCTACACTTCTATTTACACTTATATTACCTCCACCTAGTGTTACATAAGAATAACTAGAATTATCTACTAGTTTAGTTTGTTCCTTGTATGCACCTTTTATATATGCATTCCTAGCAACTACTTTACCTGTAAGTCCATTTACATAGAAGTTAGGCTAAAAACTTCCTGAATCAGGGCTATCTGGATTGAAGTCCTCATAATTATTAGAACTATCTCCATCACTATTAACACCTTCTTGACTAAACATGTAATTTCCATTAAACACGAACTTACCTAATGTACCATTATCTGCAATCAATAATTTAGCATATACTGCTTCAAATTTCTCCATAGGTATCCAAGTAGCATGTTCACCGTTTTGTTCATAATCATCTGCTGGAGTTTTACCTTCATTCTGTGAACCAGTCCAACTAGTAGTAACATTCATTACATAATATGTATCACCATATAACACATATGGTGCTTTAGTATCAGTGGCTGTATATGTTACAGTAGCGTCATATATACCTGCTGGATATGTGATTCTACCATCTCTACCGTCTTTTCCATTTGTTCCATTAGTACCATCAGCACCTCTAAATAAACTCCAAGTATACTCCATAGGATCAGTACCTTCGGATGCTGTTTCTTTATTTACTGCTATACCAATGTATTTAGTACTCTCATTAGGTACATCGTATATCGTACTAGATGAGGATGTAGGCATTGTATCTGCATACTTGATCCATGTGTAAAGTGTCTTTCCATCTTCACCAGCAGGACCCGGTACTCCATCTTCACCAGTTATCTTTGACCAAGTATAGTCATCTGGATCATTACTTTCCGTAGCAGTTTCTTTATTATATGCCAATCCGATGTAAGATTTACCATCGGGATTATTGCTTATACCAGTTCCATTTGAATCTTCTGCATAACGAATCCATGTGTAATAAGTCTTACCATCTGGACCTACAGGACCTTGTACTCCTTGAGGACCTTCTTTTCCAGGTTCTCCAGTGTCACCTTTGTCTCCTTTATTCTTCTACCATTTGTATGCTAGTGGATCCTACGAATCTGCTACAGTATGGTCAGCATAAGTACCTATATAAGCTTTTCCTATAACACTACCAGTTGTAGTAAAACCGTATACTATAGTTACGATACCTTCATCATCAGTTTCTACACCATCTGCAAATGCTATGTGCACATAAGCTGAATCTCCTGCAGGACCTTTTATTCCTCCAATGTTATTCCATTTTGTACCATCCCATACATAAAGATCTCCATTTATTACATATGCGTCTCCTGGTTGTGCTGATTCTGGTAGGTCAGTGGTAGATTCTAATTCTCCTTTAATATTAACAGATGTACCATCATTTCCATCTTTACCGGGTTCACCTTTCTCTCCCCATTTAGCCCACAAAGCAGGATTACTAAATTCTCCCCAGAATCCGTCTCTATACTTTCTAACACATACCCATTCGTACATGTTATCTTCATTAACTCCTGTAGGATCATCTGTCCAACCATCTGGAACAAATTCATCTTCTTGACTTACTTCAGTAGGTCTGTCCGGTGAAACATTAGTAATAGTTCTTTTGTAAATATATTCTACTCCATCACCATCTTTACCATTAGCTCCCCATTTAGCCCATACTGTAGGTCCATTCCAATCTGACCATACGTCTTCTGTCTTGATTCTATTACACATCCATTCGTATGGAGTACCTTCAGTAATACCGGTAGGGTTATTAGTCCATCCTTCTGGTACATTACCATCTACATTTACGCTACTAGGTTTATCAGCACTAGTCGGTGTTCTATTAGATGTTTTATATATGAACTCTATGGATTTACCATCTTGTCCATCTTTACCATTTTCTCCAGTTAATCTTATCGGAGTAGACCATTCTCCCTAAATAGAACCATCGGTTTGAAATACTGCCCAAGACATCCAAATAGTACCGACCATGTCTTGATCTGTTGTATACCAACCTATTGGAGGAGTAAAGATATTAGTATCTAAGTTCCAACTACCACCCACTGGTTTGCTAGGTTCGCTTTCGCTAGACTTAAAGACAAATGCAGTAAGGTTAGATGGAACACTTGTACCAGGTTTACCGTCTTCTCCCTTATCTCCTTTTTCACCTTTGAATTCTCGCCACTTTCCTGTGAGTTCGTCAGCAACATTACCAACATTAAATTTATAGTGTTTATCAGTGGATATGCAATAAGATATATGTCCTTCGTCGATATCCTCATCACGAACATTTTTCATGTCCTCTAATGTAGTAAATTGGTCTCTAGTAAAGTTAGGCAATTTACTTCTATGTTCAAAGTTGTCTATAATTTGTATCATATATCTTTAATTAAATGTTATTTTGTAATTTGTTACTGTAGATGGTGTCTTAAGAACATAGACGTAATACATCTCATCATTGATTGCTATTTCAGTATAAACATAAGAACCATTCAAATTTTGATTACTCATATCTCTAATATCAGTTAGCATACCAAATGCTTTCGGATATGCATAACAGTTCTTCTAAGCATTCTGTGTGAATGTTGGAGTAGAATAAGTTTTGGTATCCTTTATAATATCACCACTACTAAGTTCTTTAACTAACTCTTCTGTAGGTACAAAGTTGCTAGGAACTACTCCAAAGTATGATGGATTAACAAATCTTGCTGTAACTGTATCAGTATATTCAATTCCATCCTTAGTAGCTTTAATCACATAGTCAGTGTCTACACCTACATCTAAGTATGTTTTACTAGTCTATGAAGTAGATACTGTTTCTCCATTAATAGTCAACGTATCAGGTGTAGCTGGAGTAGTACCCTATACAAATGACCATTTAACAGTAACCGAAGTAGTAGTACCTCTTTTATATACTCCCCCTCCACTAACTGTAAATTTATACGGGAACATAGCTTCTTCTAATCTCTTTACTCTTTCTTCTAAATCACTAAGATCTCCTCCACTTCCTGTACCTGACTCCTACCAAGTACCATCAAATGTAGCATCTCCTTTATTACTTATAGTACCATATGCCATAGTATCTGTACCTACCATAGTACCAGCATTTAAAGTACCACCTTTAAAGTATATTGCACATCCTTCTGGCATAGTAATAGTATCATCACCTAAATAGAAATCATACTCTACTACATATAATGTATTAGCCTAATTGAAGTCTTCCTATGTGATTATATTGTCTTTTCTCTTGCGTAGTATAATATAACCCATACCACTATTTTGTGTAGGATTATACTCTTTGTTTGCAAACTTAATACGTAGATTCTCATCTACCATTAAATCCTCATTATCAGCTGTAATTATACTTAATGGTTGCCAATATGTTTTATTGTCAATACTAATGTTAGCTGGTACTTCTTTAATGGATATGAAGGATCTATATGCAGAGTCATATACTAAACATAGTCTATCATATGTTCTAGCACTATCGTGTAGACCATCTGTTGTTAAGGTTACCTTACCAAGTAATTTTGTGTATTCCATTGTAAAACAGTTTAGTATCAGGTTTATTGAAATCCGTAACCTCTTTATCATGGAACGTAATCTATTGATCAGCTGGATCCACTTCTACTTCAGGGTATTTAACATAGTCAGATATTATTACTAAATTTCCCTTATAATCTACAGTTATATAGAAGAATTGATTAAGAGGCTGGATGCAGTTTTTATTACAGGGAACACATCCCGTTAAAGCACACTTTACATTCCTAGCATCCATTATTATCACATTTTTTATTAACATTAACGCCCATTAAGCGTACCAAATCTAAATAATATTGCATAGCTTCTTTATTATGAGAAGTAGCAATAGCCTATTCTAGTAACTGCCTTTTGAACACTAATATCATTATTTTTTGCATCTACTTATCATCTAGACAAGTACTACAATAACCATGTAGCATCTTTATCTCTGCTTCATATAACGTATTAGGATCGTAGATTATTCCATCTATGTAATCGTTTACATAATTCTCTGTAGCACAATACATCTTGATGTATTTCATATTAGAATCAAAGCTACCAATAACATCAGAAGTAACAGTTACTTCATAAGTATATACTGTAGTTACTAGTTCTGGTTCTCCTTCTCTAACTATCTGTGTTACAGATATTGCGCTATTTTCAGAATTAAATATGTAATCTTGCAGCTCAGGATCATCACTATACAAATTCTTAATGTTACTACATTCATTGATATATACTATTACTTGTGAACTATTAGTAATAGACACATCTGCTATAACATTGAATTTGAGCACATTATCTTTTATGTTCGCATCAACTATTTTATTCATATTATAAAAATAAAAAAAGTGGAGTGGGAAGGAATAATCCAACCCGCCCCACTTAATTATTACAGTAATTTATTATTAGGCTGCTTTACCTGCGATAAACACTTCGATACCTTTTGCAACAATAGAGTTAGCAAAACCACTTGGATGCTTAACATACAATTCAGTAGTAAGCGGAGTAGTTTTGATATACTGGTTATCGTTACTCAAGTACAGGTTATCATTTTTGATAGTAATGCAATCGTAAGTTGCACCTTCTTCTACCATTCTAGCCTGTTCTACTTCAGGATAAGCTCCAGTAAATACATGACCTTGGTAACCCATAAAACGTACTTCAGCGTCACGTACTTGTTTCCAGTAACCTTTACCAGGATTACCAGGAGTCTTAACGATAGTAGCACCAGGGATTGCAGTAGGCTGATTTGCCAGCAATGCACCAGGAACAGTAGTGTACAGAGTAGCTTCCATGCTAACTACAGAGTATTCACTCAATGAATAAACTCCTTCATTATCATCCTTCTCCATAGCTGTCAAAGTAATAACAGCAGAAGCAGAAGCCTGAGCCTGGATTCTACGATTTTTGTGTTTATTAATCTTCTTAACAATAGCAGCTGCCAAAGCTCCAGCATCATCAGAATCAGCGTATACTTCATAAGTATGAGTAAACTGACCCGGAGCTTCATAGATGTCTTTGTAAACCATTCTCAAGACATATCTGTGACCAGCAACGATAGTAGCGCCAGCCAAAGTAATAACAATTTTGTCTTGAACCGGTGCTACGTACTCACCAATAACTGCCTTCGGTTTAGAAGCTTTCTGAATTTCATTACCGAATTTAATATTAGCTTTCTGTACAACTGAACCATCTGGCATAGTTACATTAATCTTGTTCTGAGCAACTCCTACATAAAGAGAAGTAGCATTAACTGCATCAGCAGCATCTTTAATGATAGCTCTATTCTGATCGAACAAAGCAACATCACCTGCACTCAAAACATCAGCAGTTGTATATGATGCTGGCAGATTCTTACCGATTAGAATATAATCTACGTGTTGTAACATTGTATTAAATTATTTTTAGTTTAACGATGCGCGCTCATATCAACTTTATTCATCTTCTACTTTCCTTATTTCAGATTTCCACGTCGATGAACGCTTTATTATTCGTCAGATTTATCTGACTATTTAGTTGAAGCCGCTTCTGACAGATATAGTCTAACTGCCGCATCAACAATTTCTTGATGAGTTACTTCAGGTAACTCTGTATATTCTTTTGTTAATTCCTTACCTAGATCTTTAGCATTTCTCAAGTAAGTCATAATATATTTTGTAATACCATAATTACCATCAGTAATCAGTACTATTTTGTTCTCCGTATATAAGCGAACAGGTCTGGCTTGATTATGGTGGAGGTGGTATTCTGACAGACTGTTTTCTAGAATTCTGTCTACTGTTTCTATGGTAGCTTCTAACACATCCCTGGTTCTAACTACTAGCAATGGGCAAGCATTAGAATAAATATCAATAAATGTTTCTTCACCTAAAGTAAACAAATAATTATTAGGGTAGCTAGCAGACCATCTATTTTCTTCAACCACGAAGTCAGATTTAGTATAGATAGTCTTGTCTACTAAAGTTCGTAGTTTATCTGTTATCTCTTGATTCTACTGGAATACTCTGTATAACTACTTTACATACTCATCTTTTGCACGATTTATGTACTAAAAGATAGTATCTGAATTAAGTTTAGTAGTAGTATTGTAACCAGGTATTAAAGTCTACAACTATCTTTCAAATGATATTTGGAATTGTCTTTCAGTCATAATTATTCAGATAATTGATTCAACTATAGTTTACCAGCAGTTCTCTGTGATTCAATGTTTTCTAACGCTAATACTACAGCTCTATTGATTACTTCTGTCATTACATCATCTGGTAAATCTAGTTCTTCATCAGGCTTAGTATAGTCAAAAGGAGTGGGTTTCTTTATATATGTAATGTCTACTGCATATTTATTATCAGTAGGACTATATAATGGATCTTCCATCATGATAGGGTCTACATATATAAGTAATTGGTTATTCTCAATAGTAGATACTGGGTATTCAACCCAAGGTATATTATTATACGTCTACTTAAATAAACCAGCCGTATTATGATCTACTAACAGGCAATTAGTAGGGTAATTACCATATTTCAGCATTACACTCCATATAGTAAGTCTTTCTCCATCTTTGTGCACATTATCAAGTACAAATTCATTATAATCACTTCTATTAGAAGTTACATTTTTATCAGTACGTACTAATGCATCTAGTTCTGATATTCTCTGTTGAGAACCTTCAAAACCTATCTTAAGAGCATTATTACCACTAATCTTATTACTTATAATTTCATCTTGTCCTTGATTAAGAAATAAGTCTATTTCCTCTGGTAGGAATGCGGGAGCACCACCGAAGGCAACCCCCTATGCATTCTTATCAAGGATAACTTTAAACTAAATATGTGCAGTACGATTATTCATTATTTAGACTTAATTTCGTTAAGAATTGCCATCTTGATATCATTATTCTTTTTATCTTTCAAATAAGCAATTACATCTTCCAAACCATTACCAATTAGATCTGTACCAAAGTAATAATTAGCTCTATTCTTTCTAATAATGTTTTTAGATATGGCTTCTTCAATCACAAAGTTAATTTCTTTGTTAGGGTTATTAACCCATTTCATCATAAAGTTCTTCGGTAATGTTTCAATCTGTTCAGTCAATTTAGCTTCAACAAGCTCATTAGACATAGTATCAGACTTAATACCATACAGTCTCAAACACTTACGCATATCTTCAATAGACATCTTATCCATTTCTCTATATGCTTCACGCTTAACTTTATTAATCTTGTTAGCTCCTTCAGCTTCGCTATCCTTATTGATCATAACATAATCACTAGATGGTTTAATGTTGTTCAATCCATCTGCTACTCTTTTATGACTCTTAAGGAATAAATATTGTAGTTCATCGTAAGGATTTTCAGTATGCAGAATCAGATCCTTCTTACCAATCTGACATGCAAATGTTTTCCAATAATCACTATTGGGAGAGAGTTCTCCTTCCTGATAACCAATTTCTTTTTCTAGACGTCTTGCCTGTTCTTCAATAAGACCTGTGTAACGATTACCTGATCTTGTCCAATAAGATCCAACATAATCAAAACATGTGGGCCATTTTGTAATCCCGGTCCAAGGATTTGTTTTAATGATTCTAACGATTACTTCCATAATATCAAATATTAGATTATCTAGTTAGGTATGGGGCCCGAAGGCCCCTTTGTTTAGGATTCCAGAGTGTAAATTACTCTGCTTCCATGATAAGTTCACCACAAGCTCTTGGGTCTCTCAACATGATACCCATTTCGCCCAGGAAGAATACGGTATAACCGTCCTTACCATTAGATCTCAGAGTATTGATGGATTTACCATAACCTGACGGAAGCACAGCACCACCAACAGTCCAAGTAACGAATTCACGATCTTTACGAACTACTTTTACGATGTTAGCTTCACCATCACGTCTACCAAGATCAAGGAATGTCATACGATATGATTCCAACGGTTTCTTAGTAATCGGATGAAGTTTACGGTTATACATCAAATCGTCATACAATGGGAAATATCTCAATGTAAGCTCAATTCCGTTAGTCATCTTAAATGTCTTAAACTGACCACCAAAAGTAAGGTTATCACCAGAACCTGTTACAAATACTGTATCAATCAAGTTCATGTTAACAACTTTTTCTTTCAGGATTCTGTCGAATTCTCTCATACCCATTTCACCAGTCAAGGCAATAAACTTACGTTCATTAGTACCAAGTACATTGTAAGACAGGTCGAACAAGAAATCTTCCAACAGTTCTGCAGTCAGTTCAGTATAATAACGTCTGTTAGACGGAGCAATCTGTTCCAGCAAACCAGCGCCAATAAATACCGGACGACCATTGGTACCTTTCAAGTTACAAGAACCATCTTTGTTTACATTATTTTTCATGTAAACCAGCATTCTTTCACATCTCTTGTACCATTCTCTCATAGCTTTCCATTCCTGATAATCTGCCCACAAATAAGATTTCTTACCTGTTTTCGGATCTTGCAATGCGATTGCCATTACTGTAGAATAAGCTGAACCAGTAATATCATAGTTAATACGAATTGTCGTCAGATAATTACGCATTTTGAAATGAGTACTATAGTTCAGGATATCACCTTCTTCACTGTATTCTTCAACAGCAGAAGCAAGACGTGATACTTGACAACCTGGTTTCAACAGGTCAGCAGGAATATAAGAGGAAGGTTGACCATCTGCTACAAAGCAAGTGTAAACCCAAAGGTTTCCATCCTGATAAGGAGCACCAGCTACACGTACTTGGTATTCTTTATCATCAAATTCCAAGATTGCTGTAGGACCGAACCAGTTATCTTCAAGCCACAATTGGATCGGAGTGTTACCCAGACCAGCTGTAGTATCATTACTGATAGCTGCACCATTCCATTTTGCATCTCTAATAGTTACTGCTCTGTCAGCATCAATCATTACATTCCACTCCCAGCTCGGTTGATCAATAGTCATTACGTTACCAAGACCACCTGTCAACATATCCAGAGAAGTGTTGTAACCGCTATCCTTAGTTCCAAATACATAAGACAATACGGTAGCAACCTGATACGGGTTCTATTGCGAAGCTGCACTGATTTTGGCAGTGTCAATCAAGTCTGAAAACCATTTACCTTTGTATAAAACTAAGTTATTTAGAATATTATTATCCATAAAATACTAGTAATTTTAATTTATTTAGTTTATTAATAATTTGTACGCAACTGTTGCGCAAAAGACTTCCACATATCTGTAGTGCTAGTGTTGTCCGTTTTCTTTGTCTTCCTACTTACGCCAGTTTTATTCAAACTGCTCTTAAATTTGTTAATAGCATTATTAGAACCTTCATTCTTAGCTGCTTTTAACAAAGTATCACCTTTCATGGTGAAGTAAGCGGATTCCAGCAAATTCTTTACGCTTTTAGACCAATCCTTCTGATACTGCGTCTTACCTTCGGCGTCAGGCTTAAATATATATTCTAACAAGGCTCTCTTGTCTTTTTCTGGTATCTTAATACCACGAATATCATCCATGCCTTTTATTTCGTTGACAACGCTATTAAAATACTCCTGTTGACGTTTAGCAGCCGCCTTAGCTTGGTTTTCTTGATCTTTCAATAGCTATTGTTTCTTCTGTTCTTTGATCTCTTTAAGAGCTTCCAATGCATCTGTAGCCTCATCCTCAAGTAGACCAGCATCTTCATATTTAGACAGTTTCTTTTCAATTTGCTTGTTACTGAAACCCTTTTCTTTCAAGAATTCTTTAACAACCAACTTCTGATTAACTTCGTCATCTTCTATATTGATCTCTTCTAAATCTAGCTCACCATCAATTTCAAAGTAATCTCTCAAGTTACCACCATTTTTAACAAAGTTATCTAGTGCTTCTACCTCTTCACTAGCGTATTGTGGTACTGAATTTTCTTCAATAACTGATTGAAAATAATCAACAAGCTCTTCAGGAGTAGAAGGGACTTCGTCTTCTTCGTCAATATCCCATCCCATTTTTTCTGCCATTACTCCGAAGAATGCGCTCACTGCATTAGTGTCATCATCAGTTTCTTCAGTTTCCGTACTTCCCTCGTCTTCTCCAGCTGAATTATCATCTTCTTCAACTTCTTTATTCTTCCCGGTCTTCTTTTTAGTAGGTGCATCCTACTCTTCATCCTCTTTAGTTGAATTATCATCTTTCTTATCCTTCTTGGGATTACGTAATGCTTCAAGCTCTTCGTCAGTTAGTTCTTCTCCAGCAGCATCTTGATCTGGATCAATATTATCTTCTTCCTGTTCAGTCTGCTGTGTTTCTTTTTTTGGTACATTAGCTCCTGGCAGGAAGTCTTCGAATACTTCAAAACCGTTTAATGTAATTTCTTCCATAATTATATATAATTAGATTTATTTTTTCTTTCTTCCTTTGTGTTTCCATTTCTTCGCATTCTAAGCAAAGATAGCTCTCTTACGAGTCAATGGGTTCTTGCTATGTGTAAGTTCTTCAGTACTTTTGCCAGTACGTTTCTTTAAGGCATTAAACTTACCTCTATTCTCTTTCTTGATATGTATGCCACCATCCTTATACTTAGGAATTGGATATTCTGGCATTATCAGCGCCATGTCTATTTGATATGAATTATCCATTATACTATAGTGTTATTATCATTATTATTTACTATAGGTATCATCTAAAAGTCCTTGTTGAATAACTTAGGACTTCTATAAAGATTGAAGATAGATAGTAAGTTAAAGCGGATCCATCTGTATCACAAGTACACCACCAGTAACAGTTGTAATCTTTATTTAGATCTTCAGGATATTTCTCTCGAAGATTCTCTAACACTACATCTCTTTTCTCTACTTCTCCCATAACCTTATTTCTTTACAGGTTTCTTTCCGCCTTTCTTGCATCCCATAATTAATCCTCCTTTAACTTCTTATAATGTTTATCTACTAAGTTATTAGCCCACTTTTCAGTCCAAAAGTGATAGTAGTCTTTATTCTTGCATACATGTTTGTGTAATGCGGCATGAATTATAGAAGGTAATCCTATCACTAGTAAATACAAAGGGCCTAGTATCTTACTTTGAATAGTATGTCCAAATTCGTGATAAGCATAACTAGCGTCTCCAATAATTATATATTTACCTAATGTAATTCCTCCTCTTATCCTTTTAGAATAGCAGTTTACCTTCACATCGCTAGTAGCTTTATTCCAATCATATATATCTCCATCACTACAATAAATATAACAGAGTATTGCACCTAATATATTTTGAGGTAACTACCAGATATATGATACTGTATTCTTAATAGATTTCCAAATCTTTTTCATATTACTTCTCTCCTACTACTTTATTCTTCAAGGCTGTTCTAGCTTTAATCTTCTCTCTTTCAAGAGCTGCATCATCTTTTTGTTTCTGAATGTCTTTTTGAACTTGTAATTTCTGTTTTTCAAGTTCAATCTTCTTATCCTCTATTTCCTTCTTCAATTGTTGTTCACGCATCTTAGCATTGAACTCAAACTGTTTAGAAGCTTCTTCTGATGCTTGTTTTCTCTCTTCTAGAGCTTGTGCTGCTATTTCCATAGTATCTGGAATACCATTATCATTCTGATCTTGATCTTCCAAACCTCTATAAGCATTAAGTTGAGCTACTGTGATCTTAGTTGCATTATTCTGATCAATTTCATATTTCTTGAGATCCATTTCTGCTTCTTTGATCATTAACTCTTCTTCCTTAACCTCATTCTGCATTTGTAACATTTGCTGTTCACGTTCAGCTTGTGCTTGCTCCATAGCTTGCTGTTGTTCCATACGTTTCTGTTCAATTTCCTCTAATCTATTCTTAATCATAGTAACATTGTCCAGAGTAATGATTTCAGCAATATCTAATAGACTAGCACCATTTTGCATAGCAGGTTGCATAAGGTTCTTAAGCGCTTCTATCTGCTGTTGATTCTTAGTAGTATCTTCTACAAATATATCAAAATCTTCATAGAACATATCATCATTAAGAGTCATAAATGCTCTAGTAGCATCATCAAATACGTACTATAAACTAGTCTTATTGTCCTTCCATGCATACTTAGCTGTATTTAACAGCATAATTAAACACTCTCTCTTTACTTGGTTATGAACCCAAAACCACGGTTCAGTAATATGAGCTGATTGTACTACTGATCTTTCTACATTACCTACTAGTTCATTAGATGAAATAGAACCTTCGCGTTGTTTAGATACACCTGTTATCTCTGATAACATAGCTTCTATCTTATCCATCAGTGCTATATACTAGTCAATAGTATTAGCCATAGTAAGATCTAATGCTGTAATCTGATTGAACTATGATGGCTTACCACCCTCTCTACCAGGTATATCCCAACCTTCTTCATAAGGGTTAATAAAGTTAACACCTAGCGCTGATAAGTAGTGCATCCACTTAGCTACGTCTATATTCATAGATTTAGGAATCTAAGTAATATCCATATTTACTACTTTACCCTTATCCCTTGACATAGCAAGTTCTAGACGGTACCACAATACTATATACATATACTGTAATGGTTTCATCATACTTACTAGAGATCTAGGTCTACTATTAGTATTATTGTATATTACTCCTGTATATGGCAGCCTTTGTGCATTAGGATTATCTGCAGATACATGTTGATATTCAATAGGACCCATACCAAAGTAAAGGTCATCTCCAGCTCTATATCCTTCCCACGTCTCAATGATCCACTTCCATTCTACACTTATTTCAGTACCTGTTTCATTGTATGATTCGTCTACTATATATTCTACTGGTTCTCCTGTTTCAGGATCTGCAATAGTAACAAATGCTATCTTTCTGAATGACTGCCAACAGCAATGCCATACACTAATTGCATTAGTACTATCAAAAGGGTTAGAAGTAAAACCATTGATACTATGAGTTTTAATATGAGGGAAGTCTAAAGAAGTTTTTCTTACTTCAGGGTTGAAGCCTCCTCTAGATGTATCATCCATCATGTCTAGGAGCTAATTTAGCTGCTTTTCAGACAGTTTATCATAATATCTATCATATATATCAGTTGCTGATAGTTTCATCTCATAAACGCACCATTGAGCGTCATGAATGAATTCTAGATCCGAAGTATCAGTATCGTAATCAAAGTAAATAGGATTGATGCGTTCTAAGCATGGATTACCGTTCTGTATACCTACATAATAAATTTCTTCCCCACCTATTAGTGCATCCTTCCAACCTTTGCAGAACTCATGTGTAATATTAAGTTTATTCTTTAAGTAATTAAGACTATGATATGCTGTCATTTCTGCAATATCTTTATAGTCTTTACTCATATATTTCTGTATCTATTCAGGAGGCATAATCTCACCAGACTGCAATGCTTGCTGATATCTAGCTTGTTCTTCCGGACCTAATTTACTCATAATAGTAGCTTGTATATACTGAATAAGGAGCTCTTTAGCCTTATCCTGCATCTCACTAGTAGCTATTTCACTAGTACGTACTACCTTGAAGTTAAATGGTCTTTTTGTTTCTTCTCCTAATAGTAGGTCAATCTTAGGCTTAACTATATTATAGTCCTATGCCGTTGCAGGAAACCCATCTTGTTGTTTAAATGGATTAGTAACATACTTTAGATCTTTTTCATTGTATATACTGTTGTAAAGATCATAGTATGTCTACATCTCTTCCTTGCGAGTTCTGTTATTGCCATTTCTAGAACCTCCCATACTTCTACCTATAATATAGTCTACACAAGACTCTTTCCAATCCTATGTCTTTTTAGAAGCTGGTAATTTCTGTATTGGAAACTGATTGATATTTCTCATAATTAAAACATATATGCTTTTAAATTATCAATGGATTCATCGTCATGAAACCATTCTTGAGTAAAAATAGGACCTTCAAACAATACCCTATTTTTATTCTCTTTTTTCTTCTCTTTAACCTTTAAATTATAGAGCTGTTCTCTATAAATCATTACCTGCATCAACGCCATGACCCTATCGAAGTTTCCTGTATCATTATAGCTTATAAGTTCTTCTAATAGCGGCTCTGATAGGATATTGTGTAGGTTCTTTTTACCTGGGGCTTGTTCTTCATTCAACCAGTCTTTAATCAAGCCTTCACCCCATTGCTTGATCTACTTATTCATGTGACAACCCTTCTTTCTCTATACTTTAGTATTACCTACAATATCGGAGATAATATCCGGTTGATCAGCTAACAAATAGTCACAATGCTTAGCAGTAAAGTAAGGAAATAATCCTTTACGTTCATTTTCGTACATGATCCTACCATTATAATATACTGCTAACTTACGTAAGTTTTCGTAATATTCTTCAGCTGTCGAAGGTCGTCCTGTGTATTCAGCTACTATGATATCATAGTAGTTTTCGAAGTTCTAAAATCTTTTATATACAAATGTAGATCCTAATGAATTGGTTCCTGACTAATCATGATCATAAGGGTCTACTCCAAGTATATATAAGCCTATAGGAGCGTCTTTCATAGGATGTTCCCATATAACTATTGATCCAGTAGGATCATCGTCTTTTTTCAAAGGATAATGCGTTATATCGCCATGTTTCTTGATGACCCATTTAAGTGATCCATCTGTTTCCCATACTAAATCACCTACTTGCTTCATATTACTAAGGCTCTTATTTATACGTATTTTGGCTAACTGCTCCTGTAATTCTTTTTTAGGGAATATATTACCACCAAACTCCAAACATGCCTCCTAGGGCGTTATACAGTGTTCTGCAACATATCTATCCACTGCTACAGAGTTAGTTGCATTCTCTATTACCTTTCTACGTTCTGATAGGATATATTCTACAGACTTCTTACGCAAAGTATTACCGTCAATATCCATGAACATTCTGTTACCATTGTCATCACGAAAGTCCATATTGGTATACTGAGGTATAAAGAATCCACACTATTTATCGGATGGTGTTTCATCCCATATGTTATCAAATCCAATACAGTTGTAACCATCTGGATTATAGAACATATCTTTAAGCGTTTCAAAGTGACTATCTTCATCACCACCTGTACCAAACGCAATCATAGTACCGAATGCAACACCATCTTGTTCTACAGACGGTCTAGCGATTTGCCATGCAGCACCTAATTCTGAAAAAGAACCTGCTTCTTCAAATATAATTAACTTACCAGCCTTACCACGAACTACGTCAGGATTGTCTTTCAAAGTAACACCGATAATTTCAGATTTGAAACCTAATTCTATTTCATTACCGTACTCATCCTTAGTAAAGAATCCAGCACGTTTACGCATCTAAGTATTAACGGATCTCTTCTTACCCCAAGCTGTATTCTTGTCTATAAAGTCCATATAGTCCCATGCTTTAGTAAGAATACCGTCCTCTGTCAAGTACTGTTTATTACTAGCGTATATATATGTCTTGCTACCTGGGATTAAGTAATAATTACGGCAAGCCATTGCTGCATTCTTATAAGAATAACCTTTACGTCTACTCTTTAATGCACACAAATGTTTACCTGCTCCTTCCGCATCTTCTACAGCTAAGAAGAAGTAATAGTCATAATCATAGAAGTCAGGAAATTGTAATTCCCTTGTTTTTTTTACTTTAGTAGAGCCATCAGGATTAGTTATAGTAGTATAGATAATTCTTTGAATAGGACAGAAGTTTAAATAAAAATAGTTATACCCACTGATGAAATCTCCATCATCAGCTGTATAACCATATTTACATCTGTCCATCTATTCGTCCCAGTATTTAAAGTACTCTGATGTACCTTCTGGATACTAACAATAAGAGCCGACTTCGAGAAATCTCAGAGCCGGCTATCTAAACTTGTCACTATTTTTTATCTACTTGTTGAAATCTACCATATTATTTCTTCTTAAGTTGCGGGAGTTGGATTTGAACCAACGACCTTTAGGTTATGAGCCTAACGAGCTACCAACTGCTCCATCCCACAGTACAGCGGTTTTACTAAAACCAGGAACCGCCTAACCTGCCTACTTACGATTAGGACCATCATGAGCTGTGTTTATTGTTAATTACGCAATAAGTGACTTAGGTGTTTACGTTGTATGCGCGCCATACTTCACTATTTTATTGGTAGCCCTACTACGACTCGAACGCAGACTAAGAGGGTTAGAGCCTCCTGTGCTAACCATTACACCATAGGGCAATATTAAGCGGGAGAGGAGAGATTCGAACTCTCAAACCCAAGAGCTTTGTTAACGACGACTTTAGGGCGCTTCCGTCAATCTACTGCCGTATACCATTCCGCCACTCTCCCGTGCCGGGGAATACTTATTGTCCATCCCCGTTGGACGTCTTGTATCAGAACCAAGATTTAATTCTTTGCCACAATGAAGGCTTTTTCGCCTTCATTATAGCTTCATGAGCTTCATAGATATCAGCCCAGAATTTCTCTGCACCTTGTGTTGCATCAATCGAAATAATCATCTGCTTTTTCATATTAGTTTAGTTTTATAACACCTATAACGTGTTGTTTATTTTATGTTGTTTTTTACTGTATTATCCTGCCAACTCATAAGGATTAACCTTGGCGTCGCCTTTTACTTTACCCATTGCTAATTCTTCAGCTTGAACCATAGATTTTAAAGCTTCTATACTCTTAATAGTATTAGCAGTGGACCCCATTCCGGCTAGCAAATCTTTGATCTTTTTCTCGTCCAAACAATCATCTAGTGAATCTTCATACCACTTTGTAACAGAGTCTAGTTTGTTCATTTGAGCGTCTAGCATCTTAAGTATCCTAGTATTTTGCCAATCTATGTATTCTTGTTCAGCTACCTTTTCATCTTCAGTAAGCTGATAATTTACATCGTTGAATACTTGCTCTTTTAACCTTATTTCCCTAGTAGAAGCATCCATGCTCTTCTTATATGGGCTACTCCACTTGTGCATAAGTACTATATAAGTAATAACAAGCTCTTGATGAATCTTATCTTCTGAAGTGTCTTGTTCGTATAGCTTTTTAAATGCTGGTACAAAGTATAAGTCAGGATGAATTACTACTTTACCGCCTACTATATCAACAAGATTCATTCTTTTCTTCTTTATATTCTCTGTGATACTTCATTTTCTCTAAAGCTTTATTCAGATCATAAGCAGCAACTTTGTCTGTAATGACTATCACTTCAGTCATTTCCTTATTCTCTTTCTTAGAGAAATAATATATTGGAATGACGATATCTCCAGCATCAACATCAATCAACTAAGTTTCCGTAATTACTTGTCCATTCTTTTGTGGAGAGTACATTTCATTACAATGTACATATGTTGGGCTACAATATCCTATGCTGTTAGTGTCAGTATCGTATACTACGATACGACCTCTTTTAATTAAAATCTTTTCCATCACTTTTCTCCAATTGATCCACAATCACAACAAACTTTCTCACCAGACACTGCTTCTCTTGCTTTTTTATCAGCCTCTAATTTCTCAGTCATTCTACGATAATAGTCCTTCAATTCTGGATTATTTATTACTATATATTCTCTATCTTCAAAATTATCAGTAATACTGTACATCTTAAATAGCACATCATGCTTTTTTACTTCAATAGTCTTCTTATTGCCATCTTTATCAGTTATTTCTAAGATGCCATCTTCTGGTATAAGATAACGATAATCAATGTTACTACAGTAACCTATTGGTTCAAATTCTTCTTTCTCGAAATCTACTCTATAGATATCGCTATCATTTACTCTTGCACAAAACTTTACCATAATTAATCAATTCTATAACCTGTTAATCTTTCTTTACGCAATCTCGCTACTATCGCCATTGCACTCCTCAGAGACACATTCGGATTCGTGTAGTTCTTCAGTGTCTGATACTTCTGTATTATCTGTTGATAATTCTGTAGTTCCTGTTCCAGACTCTCTTTCGTTATATTTGGTTTCATACTTTTCAGCTAAACGTTTACATATGATATCGACTTCTGTAGATCTATCTTTAGGATCCTTACCAGCTTTTCCTTCTTCTACCATTAGTGTAGTAAGTTCGTCAATCATATCATTGGTAAAATCTTCATAAGTAATAATACCTTCAGTAATTACTGTATCAAGGATTTTATACATTTTTTTCATGTCTTTAGAAGCCATTCCAATATTCTTATTGAAATTCTCCATTTCAAGCTTCCACATCATCAGACTCTCTTCGTGTGTCATATTCTCTATTCTTAATTATTGTTTCACTTATGCAACCTGCAGCCCAGCCTACTAAGTAGGCATATTGCTCATTGTTATCATGAAAATCTTGACTATACATACCTAATTGTTCGAACATATAATCAGCTACATGTACTGCTTCATGAGCCTCATCACCAGCTTTTACATCTTCTGGCTTCATAATTATAGTCAATACTCCCAATCTTCTACTTGATTTATGAATTACTGGACATGTTACTAATACTCCTGTACCTTCGTCGTATTCTTCAAGGAGTTTATTATATGCTCCTATCGCTTCAGTTTTACCGTCTTCCATAACTGCAGAATTCGAACATCTTATCTAATCCTTCTACGTCGTAGGTTACCCAAAACTTTCTAGGATATATAACCGGATCATATCTATCTACTTTTGGCATCTTCTTCATATCTCTTCTTTACTTTAAATTTACCCAAGTAAGCCATCATAACCGGTTTAGGATCAAATTCTGTTATGGCTTTGTTAGCAAATTTAAATGGGCTGTTGCATATTACTTCTATTACTTGATACGGTATATTGTATTTATTACTAAGTTTAGTATATATACTCGTCTAGTTTCTCATTCCATTGTACCTTCTTATAGTACTTACACTTATCAATACTGCTTGTTGTAAGCAGCGTATTAGGTCGTACTAGGTTAATTATAGTAACTACTTCATCCCATTGTTTTGAGGAACCTAATCCAAAAGTAATAGTCGTAAGTTTGTTACTTTCTAATTTATTGTACTTCCTGATGGGTTCATATACTATTACGTTTTCAAGCTTATCTGAAGTAAGAAGTTCCGTCTTTTGTCCTACTATAGTAAAACGGTTAAATGGCAGTTCTTTCCTTCTCAACTTGTTCCATAGCTTATGTAGTATATTATACTCTTTCCAAAGTATAATAGAACCTGCATCAAGCATTAGTGATCTCATCTTCATCTTTCTTTAATTTTAGTATTATTGTGATTTGTACTCTATCGCCTATTATCTCTGGAATTAGAGCCTTATTCACAAATACTTCATCTTCGGCTTTTCCCCTCTGTAATATCCCCTAAGCTTTAAACTTAGCAATGTATCTACTTAGATTATCAGGAGTAATACCTAAAGTACGTTTAATATACTTTCTATTTTCTGTAGATATAACATTCTTGTGAATATTAGGGAGTTTTGGAGTGTTAACATCTAACTCTACGAAAGTTGTTAACAACTCCAATTCTCTGTCTGTTAGATTAAGTATGCCATTCAGGCTTTTCAGAAATTCCTTTAATAAATCGGTCTTAGGTACAGCCTTAACCAATTTATTCATTTGTCAATTCTTCTCTAACTTTATTTAATACTTTAGTAAGATTATAGTATACTGTTTCAGCTTCTACCTTAACACAAGGTTGTATATTACCTTCGTTATACTTGTCCATTACTTCTTTGTAGTCTTTCTCATACTGGTCAAGCAAGTTGTCAATAAACTCAACGGTGCTGTTGATCTTATCTTCTTTCTGATCAGAATCCTCTTTCAGCAAACCTTCGTTACACATGTCTTTAACAGTATTACCGTCAATCATTGCAGATCTGAAACTATCACCTTCTTTTACATCCATAGTAAAAGCTTTAAGCTCACCATCCCAAGTAAGTGTATCATTTGCTTTGAAAATGCCGAAATCTTTTCTAAATGTGTATTTCATAATTATTTCCTATTTTTATCATTAAGTCCCCATATGGCTAACCATATTATGGAAAAGCAGAGACCTATTACTATTAATTTTTCCATATGCCTATAAAACGTTAGTTGTGAATAATTGTTAATAGCTTTTAACATTTGTTAACAATTAATTAACATATAAAAAGAAAGCCCGACCTAAGTCGAGCTCTCAGTGCCTTTCAGCGGGTTAAAATTTATGTTGAACCTTTTTGATTATGAAAAATTTAATTAGATATATTACTTAACGGCAACAATGTCGTAAGGTTTCACTAATTGTGTATCTTTTAGTAGATCAAAATACATTGCAAACTTCTTATTATAAGCAACTGTATCACCAACCTTAAATTTAACATCTGTCAAGTGTGATGGAATCTGCAATACGATACCTGTAGCCCAATCAGACTCTACTTCCTTAGTCTCTGTCTTAGTATCGTATTCGTTAAACCCGTCTTCACTTACTTTACCATTAGGTATTTGTTCTGTAAACTCCTTAGTGACCATAATTGCAGGCAGTGGTTTAACCAACACATCCTTCAACATATTCCACTTAATGCCATTAACCACTGTTTCTAGTACTTTATCTTCCATATTCTTTTTTACTTAGTTTCTACTTATAACGTATTATTTCTTCTTTGGTTCTGCTTCTACTATAATATTTCCTCCATTTGAGGTACAATATGTTACAGCTCTCTGTGGACATTGTTTGCCCATAAAGCAACAACCATCACAAGTTCCTAGAGGAGAACTCTCTATATGATATCTATTACCTTGGATTTCTACTACTTCTCTATTCTTGATTATCTCTGCTAATTCTGGATCGTATAGTGTCATACCTAATTGCGTATTAATGTTATATAAGTAATTTCTAGCTTCTTCAACTTGTTTTCTAGTTACTTTTGTATTCATTGTTCTAGTATTTCTATTTCTGTCATATAAATATCCCCATTATCTATAGTAACATGATAATATGAATTATCTACTTCTACGATATGAGCCCAACCATCATCTGTATTGCCAATATGTTTTGCTTTCTAGTATAAGTTATAAGCTACATTAAATGGTAGATACTAAGGGATTAATTTCTTATGTACTTCTGTAGATACACTATTCAGATTAATGAATCTATATTTTATGTTTTCCATATGTGTCTATTAAAGTAAAGGTATAATAGTAGTTAAAAAACTATTACTCTTACTTTAGATTATAGTAACTAGTAAGTACTACTACCCCTCTTACTCCCCTTATAACGTCTCTTATATGCGCTTGGTTCCCATTTCTTTAACATTTATTAACAATGTTTAAAGCTATTTAACTACAGAAATTTAACATTATTTAACAAAAAAATATATAAAAAATTTTTGGTAGATAAAAATTTAGGGAGGGGTTGTGCGTGCGATTACCAGCAACGGATTACTCCCCTGTATCTAGTATCGGTATGGAACGCCCCTAGTCGGCTTGTCTGACTAACGCGGTTTTCCTTACACCTATAAATTTTAAATTCAAACCTTTTAAATTCAAATGTTATGTTGTGTTATTTACAATCTAAAATGAAGAAAGAAAGAGAAGGCAAACCGGACTTTTTTGTATGTACATGGGTTGGTACAATAGGTGATGTTAATGCGGAAAAAGTAATTAAAGACCCCAAAACAGGGCGTTTAAAGATTAATATAGAAGCCGCAAAAGCTCGTACAATTACGCTAACAAAATGTATTTTTCCCGTATCGGATGAAGAGGCAACTAAATGGGATAAAGCATTAGAACCTTTGGTTGAACTAGTTGTTGATAAAGAAACGGGCGAGATAACAGAGAAAACAAGAAATACAAAAGTAGACGATTGTCTAAGCCTTGATTTGTGTTATAAACAAGTTCCGTTAAAAGACATTAGCGACACGGTAAAACAAATACAATTTACTTCTAATTCTGGAAGGTTAATAAAGCAAAACTTTATTACAGTTATTGGTTTTGCTGATAGTGACGGAAATTGGGCAGAACAACAAAGCGCAGAAGAAACGGCGTTAACAAATCTTAACAATAACCTATCTTCAGGCGTCTATCTTGACATTACGGATGAAGAAGAAGAACAAGCTAAGGAATAAATATATAGCCTTAACAATTTTTAAGGGTTGGCACACGTCAACCCTATCTTTATCCTTTTTGTTAACAATTGTTTTACCAATATAGCAAATTTAGGTTTGAATTAAATTTATTCATCTCTTTTTTGAGACAGTGAGATGTAAAACTAAGCTGGAACTTATGGGCTACACACATGAAATATGTAGCTTTGTGTATTACAAGATTAATACTTTGCACTTAGGCAAGATACTAAGCAACATTATAAGAAAACGATTATAATGATATATCGTAAAAGTCATGAGTAGGACTATAAAAGGCTCACAAGTAACATATGTTTAACTTAAAAAACCAATTAAAATGGACAGATTGACATTTAATGGTTTATTACTTGCATTTTTTCTAATTTGCGATGTAATAACTTGGTCATTTGTTAGTAACGGTAAAGATCCTTTACCAATACTAATAGGTATTCAGTTATTAACGTTGCTAATTGCTAATGCTTGTAAAGACCTAGATTAGTTCGTTTCGTGAGGTTGGTTTTATGGGCAGTCTTTATGGCTGCCCTTTTTTAAAATCACTAATATGTAAATTAAGTTAGAACACTAGCCGTTTGTGAAAATCAATGTAAGTGCTAGCGTGGTTAGGTAACATAGACCACCGAAGTGAAAATCTGTTACACATCAAAAAACTCAATAACTTCCCAAGACATTGAGGGCACCAGTTTCTTAGCTAAAGAATAGAGTATTAGTGTTAGCAATGGACTCTATACTGAAACTAACTGTTAAGTTTTAGGTGTAAAATGCATCTCTAGAGAGAGATCTTTCATAATATTATTTTTAAATTAATATTGTCTCCAATTACACGGTCTGTGAAGATAGTGTAATTCTACATGTATTATTACTTTTAATGCTACCTAAAGATCGTGACAAGTCGATTGAAAATGCAGAGTCAAAAGTAATTAATTATTATTTATCTTTAGTTTATATGCACAATAAATTATTGATATTCTAATAGTTAATAATCCACGTGGTAAGGGGTCACAGTTAGGTTCACTGTGATGTGCAACCCTTTAGAGCAACTAATCCTAAGCAAGTAGGGAGAAATACTCTTAACCATAAGTAGGGTTAACATGGTGCTTGACAGTCTGATACTAACTGAACAATAAGTATCATTTTAAAGTAAGAGAATAGCATAGTTATTACTGCGCATAACTGCAAATTATGAGGGCGAATATAATGCGCTTACTTTATTCTTGATTAAATTATAATAATATAATACCTCTCACGTAACCTCCGACTACTACATGTAAAATCCGTGCTAATAAGGTATTGTAGTAGTCTTCTCTATCAATAAATACAACCTCATCGTGGTGATAGAGTCTAGTAACATGTTAAAAACAAAACCTTCCTAGTTTGCATGTGAAGCTAATGTATTTAAATTATTTAACAGTATTAACAAATTAAATATTAATGACAACATTTTTCAATTTACTTCTATTTATAGGAGCAATTGCTGTTGTTTTCCTAATAATACATGAAGGAATTGAATTATGGAAGGAAATCAACAAGTAATATGACAGTTAGAATTAAAAGTAGTAATATTCTAAATGGAATAAGCAAGTTATTAGTATTGTCAATAACAATTATTGTTATAGTACATATGCTAAAAGACTGGGAGCCTAAAGATCCATATGGTTTTGTGGATTTGCAAATGAGGTTTAAACATTATGTAGTATCTGATAAATATCAAGAAGATGAAGATACATATGTAATACGTTTAGTAAATCCTGTTACTGGAGATGAATACAAAGCATATATTGCAGATTATTTATATATGAATGTATACTTTGTAGGTGATACTATTAAATAATTATTAATTTTAAAAACATTATCAAAATGGAAAAAAAAAGATCTGCTACAGTCCATACAGTGGACGGAGAAGAGTTAACATTCACATCGGTATCATTAGATTACTGCTGTGGAAATAGTAACGGAAGTTTAGTATCAATATGCGGTGAGAAGTTCGATATCATCGAGACTCCGTCCGTAGTATCTGAACTACTAGATGAACTGGAGGATTGAGTATGGAAGATAATCAATATCCTGTAGTAAAAAAATCGTCTAATGGATGCTTTTGGACGATATTAGTAGTCATTGCATTAGCAATCGCTACTGGAGTAATAGTGTTTCTGTGTCATGAGCCTATTGCTAAGATTGTTACGTCGGAAGACGAATCAGTTTGCATTGATACTGCAAAAGCAGTTGAACATGTACCAACGGTACAAGAAATTCTCAAATTTAGAGAAGACGTAAAAGAGGGAATGCGCATTGATAGTATATTTTTAGCAATGCCTGAAGCTGTTTTGATTGATATACTTATGACTCATGGTACATCATTGTCGAACAGCGACATTGTTTATATATATGAATCAAACAAAGAGCATTTTAAAGATGTATTAAAAGGCGCAGTTATTCAACGCGATATAATTACCCCAATGGATTCTGTGAAGAATCCTCGTGATTCTCTAAGGCGTTAGAGAGTAATAATTAACAACAATTTATTACAGTTTTTTGAAGCATTTTGCATAATAGAAATGGTTTAAAAATTTCGACTTAATAACTAGTCAGTTCGTGAGAATAGACTAGTCTTCAGAAGATGACAAGCCTGTGGGGCGTAAATAGATATGTCTTGTCAAAAGAATTAGGCCTACATAATTCAATTGAGCCCAAGGTGTAGGAACATATCTATGATCGTGCGGACGTTAAAATCAGGTGAGTTCTAAGATTTAGTTTGACAGCTATTTCTGTATGTACTCTGGAGTAATCCTAAAACATATGAGGGTTTAAATTAACATAGTAATATGTGTGAAGGTGATTTCTTTAATAACAGATGTACAATAGAGCGCTATTGTTTTATAGTATTAGTCGCGAACCCGTAGCACTGCGGTAAATTATTCTGTATATAGTGCTGTATACAGACGTCGTCAATTTTACTAACAATTAAAACTTAAGCTTATGTAATGAAAACAAAAAAATCGGAATCCAAAAGGCAAATTACCAGTATAATATTGCATACTGGACATTTGTATGCTAACATTTTAGCATTAAATAAAATACTAGGTATACCTTTTAGTGAAGCTAAAAGATTAGCTAGAAGTAAACCAAGTGAAGAAATTCATTTATGTCCATACTTGAATCTTAATTCAAATATGTCTACTGATGATATTAAGAATGAATTAGATGAGTATGAAATAGAAATAAAAATAATTAATCAATAATTATGAAGGCAATTGTAATTTTATTTGAAGGTGATTATGGAAGTAACGTCCGTAAAAGTGCAGCTATCAGTAATATTGTTAATACTGTAGCGCAACACATAAAAATAGAGTCAGATAATCTAAAAATTGTTGATTTCGAAGATGTTGATGTAGCTAAGATATTAGTATCGAAGGCAGAAACAATAACATCTAAGGAGCCAAATCTTGAAGAACTTACAACAATATTCTGTGATAACATCATCACAAAAGTAGGTAATCCAGTAAACTTTAGCAATGAAAGTTTATTCAAAGTAGAGTTTGTAAAAAGATTCCTCAATGATGAAGATATTCGCAAACAAAATACAGATATGATTAAATATCTAATATCTGCTGGAAGACTACAGCCTAGTTGCAAAAAAGTTCTTGAGACTAAACACCTTTCAAATATTCCATATTATTTGAAAGAAATCAACGGTATATTAAAACTCTTTTAATTATGGGAAAGAATAAGGAGAAAGAAGTAAAAACTAAGACGGAATACAAGAAACGTCCTAAGCATAAGAAAATGGAACCTTATAATCGTAAAAAGGCATGATTGAATTAAGTAAAGAAAAACCGTATGAAGATGCATGCAAATTGCTAGGTCTTCGTCCTGTAGCTAATTATAAAAGCTACAAATTAACAGATGAAACTAGGAACTTCATCAAGTTAGAAACCATTGCAAAAGCTTTGAATAAAGGCTGGAAACCTAGAATAACAGATCCAGAAGAAGTAAGATATTTCATATGGGGCTGGAGCTATACAGATAATCGAAAACCTTCGGGCTTGCTCTGTGTTGGTTCTCACCTTGAGCCCGGCTATGCTTATGCTACTGCCGGTACTTCCTTGGAACTCAAAGACAGAGATACAGCAAAAGAATTTGCAAGAATATGTAAACCTATGATTGTTAAACATTTATTTGATCGAGACGATCATGAAAACTTCAAATTCGATTTCTAACGAATGTCCTACACGAGATAATATTATCAACTGTAGTGAATGTGATCTTGAGTGTAAACTCAGAATGGCAACGAATAACAAGCAAGAGGTTCCGCCAGAGCCTCTGCCCGCTGTTATATATTACTAATTAAATTGTTAGTATGGTGGATTCCAATCAACCCAAAAGAACTGTAAATATACCAGAACCCTAATGGAAGTTCATAAGAACTAGAGTACAATGGCTATACAACGGCAATCCTATATAGGATAGAAGAAGGATAGGGGTTATCTGTAGAATAAGGTATACAAATATACAGAACAGTTCTTTTTTATTATTAAACCAATTATTATCAAAAATATGGGACAACAAAGAATTCAAGCTAACCTCTATAAAAGATATGGAAAAGAGGAAGCAATGAAAAGAATTATCGCCTATCGCAAAAGAGTAACAAAGAGCTTTGCTAGAGGCATTATTTATCTTCAGATTAACGCTGAAAATAAAACAAGAAACCAAACTGCGTACGACAATCGTAAACTTGTCAAAGCAGGTAAACGTGAATCATGTAACCAACGCAAGAGACGTCTTCGTAAAGAATATCTTGCAAAAAAAAAAGAAGAGTAAATAACTTGAGATTAATTAATAATAGTATCAATCTTTAAACATTATCAAAAAAATGACAAAAGAAGAAGCAAAAGTAGCTGATATTACAAAAGTATCAGCAGAGAACATTGAAGAAGTAATCAACAATGGCTCAACTGTAACAGAAGATGTTGCAAAAGCTGCTGCTGAAAAGATTGCAAAACAGCGTAAAGAGGAGCTCACGGAACGTCATATTGACGTAACTTTGAAGAGTGAGTATACTCGTCTTGCAACTTATTTGAGTATGAAAAAGACTGACAAGGAAAAAGAGGTCAAACTCAATTACTTGAAGAAGTTCTCTGAAAAAGATGACAAACTGCGTAACGGCGGAATCACTATTGAAGACTACCTGAAGGATTGTAAAGAGCTCTACAAAGAGGCTAACAATCTTCTTCGTGAAGTTGACAAATGGTATCAGGAACAGCAAAACAAATTGCTTAACCAATACCCGAAAGCCCGTTATGATTGGAGATGGGATGGACAATTGTTGTCCCTTTAATTCTCCACGCATAGTCCAAGTATAGTGTTTTAGCAATAGCAATATTGACTATATAACCTAACTAGAGAAAGTAGCTAATAGGAGGTAACGACATTGTGTGCTAAGTACCCAAAGAAGCAGCTCATGCATGAATTAACATGCATACAACAAGTGTAAGGTGTAGTAATACAACCGATGCCAGAGTAGGACATTATGACAACGTGCCACTGATCATGTGCCTAAGATCATGAGGATGTATATATAAATTGCGCAATATATAAATACAGATTCTATACTCTTTGAGTATATTATGCAATAGCATTCTTATGATATCAAGTCGGCATTTTTGGAATAGTGCGATGCTAGACATCATGCCGTATAGAAGCCGAAAGGTATCCTATACTTCCAAGACAGGTTATCAAGGCATTAAAAAAATAATTTAAAAAAGACCAAAGACTATGTAGGTTTGGTCGCCTACATAGTCACAATTGACTGTTAGGTCTATGAATCAGTCGTTAGGACGAGGGTTCGACTCCCTCATGCTCCACAAAAAATGGAATAAGCAAGAATAATAAGAGGCCCGTATAGAAATCTCACGCTAATTTTCGATTTCTCTTTAAGAGTTTTTTCATTAACAGCGATAGGAAGATCGGGAGTAGTACTCAAACTATAAGTTAAATTTTGTAAGAGTACTACTTTAAATGGGGCATCTAGGCATTTGACTGCGACAATGTGAAGTAGAATAGGTCAATAAGCAGATAACTGGCAATACAAGTTATGTAATGGATTATACACGCTTAGCGGCGTGAGATAAACCAAACGGCTAAGCTAATGTCGTAAAAAGCTGGAAGTAAGAATAGCTCAGTATGGAAGAGCGGTGAGATAATATCAAAAGCTAGTATCGAGGGTTCGAATCCCTCTCTTACTACAAATAATATTAAGTTTAATCAATAAATTAATTTGAAATGGGATTAATGAACTTTATTAGAGCTAACTTACCAGAATCATGGGAGAAAGCATCAACTGAATTGAAAATGAAAACCGAGTTAATAACTCGTCTTCATGCTAATGTTCCTAGAGTCTATAAGAATAAATATCATTATAGAGAAGGAATGAACTATATTCGTGGCGTATTTAAGTCTACCTGTGATATCATCTATTTAGTAGAAGCAACTGATATTGACAGAGAGAAATGGGAGTTATTGAATAACAAAATTAAAGAATACGAATATCAATGCGCGTAGTACCTTGGTGGGTTTGGTTTGACTCCAAACAAGAAGAAAGAGAGTTCAAGCACATGCTGAACGAAAGTAAATCAGATATTGAAGCAATAGGTAAAGTAATGGATAAATATCCACAATTAACTATGGATCAAGTATCTGGTATAGTAGATAACTTTAAAAAAGAAATCAATAAACCATGAGACTAAATGAACCAGGTGTATATCAAGTAGTTGGAAGTGATATTGAACTTCTAGCAATTGTTGTTGGTGAAACTCCGCATTTACGGATTATTTCAGCAATAATTATGAATGATGTTTTTCAAAAAGCAAAATTCAGAGAAGTAAAAGAAGAGTCCCTTGAGATTCAAAGTATATACGCACATCCAGAAATGTATGTGTTTTATCCTTATGAAGGCTCAGACGTATGTCAGCTACCTATAGAACTACGTTCTATGCGTGGCGCGAAGATGCCAAGCATTGATGATGCTATGTATCGCACATTCAAAGAAAGGTATAAAGTAGATACTTCTATTCCAGGTAGAGGTGCTATGAGTACTAAAGTGTATATCATGAGTATAACAGGTTGGTCGGCTGCACAAGCACAACTTGTAATATGCAAGATAGCTAAAGAAATAAAAAAGGAAAATGGTATTATACAGTCTTACTAACAGAGTATATACTCCGTGGGGTAAACAGTATCAGTCATTTCATTGGAGAGCCTCCTGGTGGGTCTATACAAATTTAGAGAAATCACATAAATCTGTTAGACGCATAATATATTGGTTTGATACTAATATACTTCAAAGAATTGGAAAAGATACTAAGTTTACTCTGGATGTTCGTATCAGAATAATATGCGGAATGATTAATAAACTTTCTTCAGACAGAATATCTATGCATATGAAAAGAGAGTTTATGGAATGTATTTGGGATACTTATCAAAAGTTCTCAAAAGATTATATGGAGTATCACTGTAGATATGAACTAGGATTACCATTTTAAGAATATAGGGCTTTGATCGGCCCTATATTCACTAATCGTTGAACAGGTCAAATAAAAGTTACTTCAAATTATGTAATAGTGTCGAAATACTTTTATGATTATCAGTTCAGCACAATGCCCGTAATTATGACAGATTTAGAAAAACAGCAGATTTTCGAACTGATCAAACAGGCAAAAGAAGGTAAACAATCTGCCTTCACAAAGCTTTATAATCGTTTTAGTAAAGTTATTTATAATACTATTTATTATATTGTAAATAATAAAGATGTAGCAGATGATTTATTATCTGTTACTTTTACTAAAGCTTTTAGTAAGCTAGATAGCTATGTAAACAATATCTCATTTGAGATGTGGTTGAAAACTATTGCAATAAATACTAGTATTGATTATATTCGACATACTAAAAAGGAAAAAGCGAACTATTGGATTGACGACGATGCCAACTCTCTACAGTTGAGTAACCAGGCCAGTTACTCACCTGAAGAAGATTTTATCTTCGCAGAGAAAAGTGATGCTCTAGATAATGCCTTGTCGCGGCTTCGTTGGAAGTATAAGAATATAATTGAACTACGCTCTATACAAAATCTGTCTTACAAACAGATATCAGAGCAACTTGGACTCACAGAGTCTCAAGTAAAATCACGCCTTAACAAGGCAAGAGAAAAATTAAAAGAATTATTAACAGATTAATTTACTAATTATGTCAGCAACATGGATTACTTTATTACTTCTAGCAGGAGTAATATTTGCGCGTGCAATGCGTTCCACTAAGATGTGGTGGATATTTTTATTCACTATCATGGCTGGTTTATTAGTAGGTATGTTGAGTAAAGAGGCTGTAAAACATCTCGTAAAGAATGAAACTACAGCTTCTATTACTCAGCTAATTAATACCGTAGACAATACGGATTTGAATTGCACACTACCAGTAGTTTTAGTGACAGAAACTACTAGCCAGTCTGGAGTAGTGAGTTACATTTCAAGTCCTTCAGTAGTATTGTCAGACGCATTAGTTAGTAATCATACTACTAAGGGAAGAGATTCACCAGCTTATGAGGATGATAGTTGAACCTCAATAAACAATCTATCAGAATTCATTTATTTATTAACAATTTTAAAAACATTATCAAAATGGGAAATAAAAATAAAGCAGCTAAAGGAGCTGCAAGTACTGCAGCAAAACCTGCAGAAACAGCTAAAGCAGAAAACACTGCTAAAGTAACTAAAACAGAGAAGGAGAATGCTAATACTCAGCAAGTAAAAGAGGAGAAAGTACAAACTCAGGCTAAAACAGAGAAACAGTCCACCCAAAAAGAGACTGCTAAGCCTAAGAAAGATAAGACTCCTACAGTTATTGCTGAAGAAGTATCTCCAGAGGAAGCAGTAAAAACACTTGCTAAATCTATCGGCGCTCCTTCCGGTTCCTATGTAAGTTCTACAGATGCTAAAGCTATGCTTTCATTTGTTGGTCATCAACGTTTCACTAATAATGAAGAGTTGAAGAAGAACTTCCCGGAACAATACAATGCTATTAATCAAGTGATTAATGCAGTATGGTTCCTTGGAGCACTTGGAGTACAACAGGAATTAGCTGGATTGCAAGCTGACGGTAAGCTTCAGTTAATTGTAGCACCAGAGCAAGTTATGCCATTACAAGAAATAGCAGAAATGTTTGGTGTTAAATTAGCATCTCCAAAAGCTCTTCCTGGAGCAACTGACGGACAATTAGCAATTCCGTTCAGTGCTCAAGAAACAGTCGTTCCTGAAGAACTAAAGGATTCAAAGTTGACAAAACTTGAAGTCCCGGAAACTGATATTGAAAAAGTGGGATCAGATCATGAAAAGATCTGCAATGCTTTGGAGTACCTGTTACGTAAGGATCGTAACATTGTAATCAGTTTAATTGACACCATAGAATGGTATCGTAAACTTTGTATCAATAACGCTACTTCTACTGATGAAAAGTTGAAGCTTGACAATCGTCAAATTGACGAATGGATCAATGAGATTTTCCATCTTGTACCTGTAGCAGGTCTGATGAAAGGAATTGGACGTGCAGTATATCTGTATACTAAGAAGGAAGGTTCGCCAGTAAGTGCTCATTGCATAGTTCACGGTGCTGTACCTTCAGTTACAGAGGATGAAGTAGTACGTATTGTTCGTACATTCATTCAGGAAAATTTCCGATACAATCTCGAAGACAAGATTGATGTTAATGGTAATGTTATCAAAACCGAAAAGATTGAAAATCCGGTAGATGATAAAGCCATTCAAGCAACAATGGGAGTAATTGGTGTAGATTATGTTGATAAATTGATGCATGACTATACCTGTTCTGTTCCTGAAAATGCAACAGACGAACAGTTAGTAGAAATCAAAATGGCTCGAGACGGAGCTAGAAAGATTATTTCTCTAATTCGTGCAAATTACTATCCTGGAAAGATTCCTCCTACGAACGAACAGCTTCGATTTGCAATTGGTAAAATTATCAATGCTTATCGTTCGCCAATGGATCGAATTGCTGAATTTGAAGGTCCACTTCCCGTTATTGTTGGAGAATATCCAGAAACTAAGAAGGAAGACACAGCTGTCGAAAAAAAAAGCTAAGTGTAGTCCATAGTAAGTGGAATATTGTATACAAGTTTAAGAAACTATTCTCTAATTCGTAATCAATATGAATCGTAGAATCTTATCAGCTGTAGTTTTGTTTACAGCTAGCGTATTTGTTGGCTGGAACTTAATCAGTACAGTTGAACCCGTGCAGGCACAACCACCTGTAGTACCTTCATATTTAGAGTTGATGTCTATGATGCACTCTAATAAGGAAGCAAAGTCTGTGAGTAAGGTAGATACTATAGAAGTATCTTATGATGTTAATACTCAGGAAGTATCCGTAAAAGGAACAGCAGACGCAATTGTGAATGTAACAACTACTGGTGAATTAAAACCAGTAGTTAAGTGGAGAACTAAAGTAAAAGAAGTAAATACAGGATTTCCAAAGGTACGTAGTATAGCTAACCTACCAGAGGATGTAAAACCGCTTTCTCCTTTTACTAAAGAATCTCAAAATGAGTAAGAAGAATCTTATTATGCTTAATAGTATGATGCGACTATCACGTATCATACGAAATAGCAAAGATGCTAGGCGTAATTTAGATTTGATAGTAGACCAAACTGGTTACTTTATAGTAGCTGGAGAGAGTTCTAATATGATACAAGTACAAGCAAAAGCTAGTATAAGTAACATCTTATTCGTAGAACAGTACTTACGCTCGTCTGTAAGTAGTATATGTATGCACTTGGATGGTTTTGATCCAGGATGTATGGATCCAATTGATTATATCAGTAGTAGTGATATAAAAAATGGCATAGTTGATCTATGCCGGGGTAAGAAGGTGGTTGCAAACATCAACTTATCTTCTGGAGACATATTTCTTGTAAAACCAGAGTCAGAAATTGCAGGAGAAGATAAATCCTCAGCGGAAAAAAGTTAATGATAATAGCCGCTATATAAATACTATAATTATATCATAGTTCGAGAGGAGTAAAACTATATCGTAAATCACTCCGGTAGAAGGCATTGCGGTATCTAAAATAAGATAACACGCGCTACGTCAGGGAGTTTGTGTCCATTTACACATAGCCCGAAAAGGACAGAATCCGAGAATATGTAAGCTGCAATCACAGTGAGATACACAAAAGGTAGGATAATAACTTATACTGGTGAAAAAGGTATAAGAAAGCAGGAGAGGGTGAATAACCTGCGCAATTAGCATGAGAACCGTTTGGTGATGTTAAAAGTGAAGAACCCGTAATATAGGAGCTACAAGAAGATACCCTAGTTACAAAGTAATTCAAATGGAACGAAATCCATATATTCGTATGCATTAATCAAAATGTGATTCAAAAAGGAATATAAACACGATGCTGAAACAAGAGCAAAGGGCTCTTGGATAATCCCTTGGAAAAGGATTATCGAATAATATTATGGCTGACTAACGCAACAAGCGGGCTCCAACCTCGCTTCATACAAAAGCGCAACTATGCGTCCTGACTGGAAAAATAGGCTAACTCTAGTGTTTTTATGATAATTGGTTCATAATATAAAGGGAGTAATTACTGATACTAATGTAAGGATAACCGTGTTATGGTACATACTTATACAAAGTAAAGATATGAAGGCTGGACATGCAATGATCCTAAGTAGCTATGTTAAATTATAGTGAAAATAGACTGATTACCAGGGAGCAGGAGCCAATCCTGTGCGCTACCGTAACTAGCGTGCCGCAAAAGAATTTACGTATAAGGGATGAGGTATATGAGATTGATACCGTCTTTCAAGTCTAAGGTGACTCACGTGCTTATTCGTTCGTGTGAGTATAATTGAATGAGGAATGAATAGACCAAGAGTGTCTAAGCGGTTTGAGGGCGCAATAACCCTGATTCTAGTTGTCACGTACCTTCAGCAAGTACGATTATGACATAAAATAATACTAAGGAGAAGCTTTGGAACTCCTTCTAAAAAACAGCAGAGCTTATACCTTTCAAGATATGTAAAAGGTGCATTGCTAAATTATCACACTCATTCCAGAGTAGGAGATATTAGTAGTGGTCAAAAAAACAATAAATTAATAAGTAAGAGCCAAGCTGCTCCAGCTTAGAACCCTGGAACCAGAGAGGTAGGACTGTAACAGATGATGTTACTTTACTGCATCTGAAAGTTAATGCCGAATAGAACCGGCCTAGTTAAATCTGTTCTAAGAGAATGAATTAATATTATTAATCAGACTGCATAGTGTGGGAAGGCTATGAGTCACATAGAAGTTGGGGAAGTCCAATGATAGTACAGAAGTAGCAAATTGTCATTTGTAAGACAGACCGTATGGAGTATAAGTCACCCCCAGACTGCCAACCGTCATCGCTGACATTAGAAACTCCTAAAGTATATATTGCAAGTATATATGTAAAGAGAACGCTGATTCGTTAATAACCTGCCTCCTATCACCCTGTCTCGGTAGATTAAAGGGAGTAGTATATTTTGACTCAATAGTAATAACAATTGAGCAGCAAGGAAACGATGAGAGGTGGAAATCCTCGTGTTCGAGCAGTAATAAACAACAAATCCTATGCATGGTACAAGTGGGTCATGCTATTAATCCGGTGGAGCACTGTAACAGTGAACGTTTTTAACACGGATGATATAGTCAATGAGCTTGTGAGTTGGTAACGTTAGATAAACGACCGTAATTCTATGAATTTCGATAATCCGGAAATACCAGGTAGACTACCGTGTGGGTCGATGATCTGTGTTTCTTATATTGCATCTAATCGCGATATAAGATAACGGTGAGAGGTGCGTTAAGCATCGAAAGAGTTGAATCTTAACCGTCGAAACGGGACGCTAAAACTATTATAATTATCAGAACTTAACAGAGAATTTATCAGAAGATATTTTCAAGTAAATTAACATTTATTATCAGATATACTTAGTAGGTTATGTGATTGAATTCACTATTACCATATTGTAATACTATAAATAACCGAACAGTGGAGAGCATTAACTTATTATTAACTAAAAACAAAAAAATAGTCTCGTATTAGTATCTCAAATACAGACTCAAAAAGGAGATATTTTTATGGAAAATATTAACAACAACAGTGCACCGCAGATCCCTAATGCTGCCGCACAAATCTTGGCTCGTAACCGGCAGGTTGCACAGAAGTATGGTCCTTACTTTGGTAAACAGTTGTTTACAATTGTAGCTATAAATCCAGATCCGAAGTATAAGGAAGATGTTATGAATGGCATTAATACTTTCCGTTCTGAAATTAAGGCTTATATTATCAAAGCAATTGATATTATGAGCGTAAGTATCGTTGCAAAGGATCTTGACCAACGGCCTAAGATCGCAATCAACAAAGATATTCCCGGTGTTGAGCCACTTATGTTCGAAATAGCAGAACCTGATTTCAGTAAAGCTACTCGAGCAAATGTCACAGAGGCAATTGACCGGCTCGGCAAAACTGGAGCTAGTCCAATGTTCTTCTCTGCTGAAGATTTGCCGAATCTCGACAAATTAGTTGAGGAAGCAAACATGGGTGCTATCACTCATTACGAGAACTTTGCTCGTCATTGCCTGAATCTGTCTAAGACAGTACGGGGTTATTCTGACGCTAACAAGCGTATTTACACTGACTATATGCGGCAGTGCGGAATTAACAATGATGTTGAAGTAAACGTTCATATTGAAACAACTTCAGCAGAGTAACAGATATGGACGGAAGATTATCGCCTTCTCGGATCGATATCTTGCGTATGCTAATTATTTATGAACCAGCTGTCTTAGCAAAAGTTAAAATCTTGAACGGGAGAGTTAACGAAAGACCCAAAAAAGTTGAAGTACAAGATAATGGTCAGGTTATTTTATACTATGGCAATGGGCCAAAATGGTGGCAAAGGTTCTTCAATGCTTATGGACTGGTAAGCATTACAGATATTGCAATCAAATTAGCAGACACAATGTCTGGGACTGGAGAAGCAAGAAATGAAGAAGCTTTTTATGGCATTATGAATGCTGTATTAAAAGAAGCTACTGATAATAATGATCTTGACGCTATTGTAGATATTTTATTTGATAATATACGGAATAGTTCGAACGGAGAGCTACATTCTAAGTATATTAATGAAAAGTATTTACAAAAATATGTTAAAGAAAAGAAACAAACCAGAAAAAGAATAGGCGTTGTAGATTTAGGTCTTAACGGCTATGTTGGTATTAGAACAGAACAAGGGCGAATTTTACCATGTGTAGTCGGCCGAGTCGAATATCATGACGAATAAACGTTGAACTGGACGTTCGTCTAAGAAATAATTTCTATTAATAGTACTGAACGGGGTACTACTTTAATAGAGACTGCTGAATTGGGCAGTTCTCTATTATACACCATGCATTAGCTTAGTTGATTAGAGCGCTTTTCAAAGAGACGGAGGTTTGACCCCTTCATGCATGACTAACTAGTAAACGATTTCGGTCAAGTATTAACTTAAAACAAATCACTTGAATATGAAATCAATTACATCTAAATATGCAAAAAACCGTCGTGATGAACTTAGTAAAGATATTACTAAATATTGGACGATTATTAAAAACGAAAATATCATTTCTAAAGAAACTATTCGTAACTATGACCTTAAGGTATTATTAACGAAGATTCAAGAAATGGCAGAAGAACGAATCCTTATGAAACTGTATTTACAGTGTATCAATATGGGATATAAAAAGTTCTCTGATTTACCAGCAGAAAACAATTATTATACAATATTTTCACTGTCCGAGAAACAGGAGCAACTGTTTCATCTTGGGAAGATAAAGACAATCGACCCGAAAATAAAGCGAGCCAAAGGCAAAAAAGCATTAAAGATTACAGAAGAACTTACATCAGCTTATATAACTAGCTTAAAGAATAAACTTCAGCTTGATATTAATAAGTTGAATAAAGATCTGGAAGATTTTAATGATAAAGCTGAACTTGATATTGAATCAGCTCCTATTTGTCTAGCTGCTTAATTAATGTGAGCCTTCGGGCTCACTAGTTATTAACTTCTAAAATTATCAAGATTATGAAAAAGAATTTATCAGGTAAACATAAAGATCATAAAGGAAAGAAATTATCGAGAACTAACCGTACTAAGTTACGTAAGTCTAAAAAGACTGAAGTAATACTTAGTAGTCCGGGTCCGTCACCCTTTATTACTAAAGGAGAGAATGGGAAAGTAATAATAACTAATATTAGTGGTAAGGTAAAACAAAAAGACTATACTACAAAGATTGGTAAAAATGCTCGTCAGGAGAATAAAACTGCTAGACAAGCTAAAAAAGAACGTATCAAACAGATTTTAGCTGGTATGGGATTTGAACCTACAGTTCACTATACTAGAAAAGAAAAGAAGAAATTTACTCGAACAATTAAAAAATTATTATTTGTTCAACCGAAACCGGTTAATCTAACAGATGAAGAAATTAAAGTTAGATTTCAACGTGAAAAAGAACATAAAGCTGAACTGTTAGCTAGTAGACCTCATGCAAATGAGATAAAAGCTTCAGTTCTAGAGTTCTTAAAACAAAATAAAAAAGTACTAAATAACAAAAAGAACACTCGTAAGTTCCGTTACATAGTACAAAACCAGAGCGAAGATAATCCGTCTAAAGATGTTGATTTCTTGACAGATTATATAGAAGCTAATACAAAAGAAGAAGCTTTAACTAAAGTAAAAGATATCGCTAAAAAATATGTAAACAATGAAAAGTTTACAGGAATGCGTATCGAAGATACTATAAGTAATGATAGTACCTATTATCCAAAGGCTACGCTAGCCGCCTAAAATACGCTAGCAATCCATAATTTAGAAATTTTTAGTTGCAGTAATATACTGGTTGTCTGTGTAGTTTAAATGGTAAAACTGTTAAATGAGGGTTCGAATCCCTCCACAGACTCAAACTAACATTATTAATTATGATTATACGAGATAAGATTGTTTATGTATATGATATTGAGGTATTCCCCAATGTTTTTCATTGTACTGTAAAGAATACAGAGACAGGTGAGTTACATAAATTTGAAATATCTTGCAGAAGAAATCAATTAGATGAATTGGTTAATTTCTTTCATACAGTTAATACAGATTATACTTTTGGAGATTTATATACTACGAAAATTCAGCTAAATACTGATAAATTATTTTGTGGTTATAATAATCTTCATTATGATAATCCTATTATAAATTATATAATAGATTATTATAATACAATGAAATACAAAGGATATAGAGATATATGTAGATCTATATTCAATCTAAGTAAAGTAATTACTACTTCAAGTGAAGATGATATCAGAGCTTGGAGTAAGTGGAAGTATATGATTTGTTTTGACTCATTTGATATTCTTACTATGCTTTATAGCAATAAGTTAAGAGTAGGTTTGAAAGAAATTCAAGTAACAATGCAGTACAAAAATGTACAGGAATTTGTTGCAGATTGGCAGGCAGATTTACCTGAAAATCAAATAGATTCAATGATTGAATATAATATTAATGATGTTAATTCTACTGAAGAGTTACTCAATAGATGTAAAAAAGATGTAGATTTAAGGTTAGCTATTGAAGACGAATACGGAGTAAGAGTACTTAGTAAAGACGGAGTAAACATTGGAATGAAGATTTTGACTCAAAAATATCTTGAAAAAACAGGTCAAACTTGGTATGATATTAAAGATTTAAGATCTCCAATGGATGTAATACCTTTAAATAAGGTGATACTACCATTTATTAAGTATGATAGTCCTATACTTCAAAAGGTATTAGATGATATGAAAAATCAGATAGTATCTCCAGGAAGAAAAGGATATGAAAATAAATTCATATTTGAAGGATTAAGATATTCTGTAGGAGTTGGAGGAATTCATTCAGTAAATGATCCTGAAATAGTTATACCGAAAGAAGATGAAATGCTCATTGATATAGATGTTGCATCACTATATCCAAGTATGCTAATAGAATACGGTTTTTACCCTAAACATTTAGGTCCTGAATTTCTAGAAGTATATAGACAAATTAAAGATGAGCGTATCGAAGCTAAACATAATGGTAATAAGGTTAAAAATGAGACCTTAAAACTCGCTCTCAATGGATTATCAGGTAACTTACAGAATCCACATAATTTCTGTTATAGTCCATTCGCAGTAATGCAAATACGTATAAATGGACAGTTACTATTACTAATGCTAGCTGAAAAACTAACCCAATTAGGATGTCGAATCGTCCAAGCTAATACAGATGGATTATTTGTATTACTTAAAAAATCTGTATATAATGATTTAAACAAAGTATGCAGAGAATGGGAACAACTTACTAAACTTACTTTAGAAGAAGAACGTTTCAAAGCTATGTATCAATATGCTATAAATGACTACTTTGCAATTAAAGAAGGATATTATGAAATGATAACTTTATTTCGTACTAATCCTAAAAAAGCTTTAAATGCAAAAGGAGAACCTTATACCTCTGAAGCACAAATCTATAAAGATTTTGTTAAAGAAAAAGGTATGTTTATTACTACTGTGAAATTAGGAAAAGGTCTAACTCCAAAGATTATACCGAAAGCAGTAATAAACTTTTTTAAGAACGGAGTACCAGTAGAGGAAACTATAAAAGGTTGCCAAGACATTAGAGATTTTCTAATGGCTGAAAAGACTGGTAAACAATGGCATGTTGAATATAATAATAAAGAACAACAGAGGACTAATCGTTTCTATGCAAGTACTAATGGTGCCTATTTATGGAAATGGAAACCAACAGGATACAAAGAAGGTGAAATTGTAGAATATGATGAACCATATGTAGGTAAAAAAACACTTGTTGCAAAAGAAAGACAGTATCAGAATATGCTTACTGCGTCTGGTGTTACTTTATTAAATTACTTAGATGATAAACCGATTGAAGAGAGAAAGATTAATTATAGGTATTATATTATGGAAGCCTATAAGATAATCCGTGAATTAAAACCGTTACAAATGAGCCTATGGGATTAACAGAGGCTTATCAGATATATTTCAATTACCGTATGCTCGTATAATATATGAGAATATGATTTTAGAAATAGACACCTCAATCCTTGATCGGATTGAAAACTTATCTATTAATCAATTAGTATTCCTAACACTTGTATTGAGTGATATCAAAAACATCAATCAAGACATTCAGAAACTTCTCAGCCTAGTTAATGAAGAAGAAATACAAG